ATGAGCAGAATGATTCTTGTCCCTATCGATATCTCTGATAAAGAATTTACTGAACGCATTATCAGTCACGTTGAATCGGAAGCACGGATTGACGACGCCGAGGTCCATTTCCTCTCCGTGATCCCTTCCCTGCCCTATTATGCCTCACTGGGAATGGCTTACACCGCTGAACTGCCGGGTATGGATGAGCTGCGCGAAGGAACGGAAACGCAGCTTAAAGAGATCGCCAAACAATTTTCCATCCCGGAAGATCGGATGCATTTTCACGTCGCCGAAGGGTCGCCAAAAGATAAGATCCTCGCGCTGGCCAAGTCGCTACCCGCCGACCTGGTGATCATCGCGTCGCACCGGCCAGATATCACCACCTATCTGCTGGGCTCCAACGCCGCCGCGGTGGTCCGCCACGCCGAGTGCTCAGTCCTGGTGGTGCGTTAACGCCACAGCCCGCCGCCCGGCGGGCTTTTTATTTCCGCTTACACCGCCTCCGCCTGCCTGCCCGCAGCGGAAAGTGCCGGAAAGATGCTGACATTCTGCCCCTGAATCCGTACCATACACGCCACGGTTGTCTGTCAGACCTCATTAATTGCTACGCGCCAGCGCCACGTTGTCCAGGCTGGCAGAACGCGTGCTCTTCTGATGCCACACTATGAATTGAGCCACTATTACATGCTGCAAAATCAAGAAATCAGTAAAAAAGAAAAATACAACATCGATAAGTTTCCCAAATAATTTCAAGCCCCTGAATTTATTAATTTTATCTTCTAATACAGTCAGTTATTACCCCATACCAACAACGCCAACCGACGCCAGCCTACGAATTTAATGCCCTTTTTTGCCCCTTTTTCTTATCCGATGCCCCTTCTATGCCCCTCTTTTGCGAGCAGCTTTCCAGAAAGAAAAAGTGCATGTTTACGACACTATCCTCCCATGGCATCATCTCCTGCATTAATCATGTAATATTCGGTGCGCACCACTCTTTCATGATAACGGCCTTCCCTAGGAAAGCCCATCAGTTGGCCATCACTCGCAGCGTCTATACTTTTAGTCTTACTGACTGGAGGTTTCTATGTGTGGACGTTTTGCGCAAGCCCAAACCCGTGAAGAATACCTGGCATACCTGGCGGATGAAGCCGAGCGCGACATTGCATACGATCCTGAGCCGATTGGACGTTACAATGTGGCGCCAGGGACAAAGGTTTTGCTCCTTAGCGAACGCGACGAACAGCTGCACCTTGATCCGGTCCTCTGGGGTTACGCGCCAGGGTGGTGGGATAAACCACCATTGATTAATGCCAGGGTTGAGACCGCAGCCAGCAGCAGAATGTTTAAACCTCTGTGGCAACATGGGAGAGCAATTTGTTTTGCCGATGGCTGGTTTGAATGGAAGCGTGAAGGCGACAAGAAGCAGCCCTATTTCATTCATCGTGCTGATGGCCAGCCAATATTCATGGCTGCGATCGGTAGCGTTCCTTTCGAGCGTGGGGATGATGCAGAGGGATTTTTGATTGTGACCGCTGCGGCCGATCAGGGGCTGGTCGATATTCACGACCGCCGGCCGCTGGTTCTGACGCCGGAAGCAGCACGCGAATGGTTGAGGCAGGATGTCGGAGGGAAAAACGCTGAGGAGTTAATTGCAGATGGTACGGTACCAGCAGACCGTTTCACATGGCACCCCGTTTCCCGCGCGGTGGGTAACGTTAAGAATCAGGGGGCGGAATTGATTGAAGCTATTAAAAACCTATAGCTTGATCCCGACCGCACTAAGCGCCAGAAGCAGATGTTTATTACTGACGCGCCCCTGATTTTCTGGAGATATTATTGTGAAGAGTGCTCATGTAATTTGGACAAGGATGCAAGCGTCGAGATGCATCCTGTTTCGAACTGAAAATTAGGTTATATAAGGAAAGTGCTAGCACTATACCTTTGAATTTCCTTATAATAATGAGCATAAAAAGCTCTAATTGACTTAAGTTTAAAGTTTAGTAAGAAGTTCTTTGGATATCTCCAAATGAATATCAGACAGCGCTTCATTAATAGTATCTATATATAAGTTAAATCTAGGCACACTTCTAAAATTGCTTCCTAAAACGCCTCCATGAACTGACCAGTTTCTCATCAAGTATACAAGCGTCGGCATATCTAAAGAAGAATAATTCCCTGATATTAAGCACTGATTTATGACATTACCAGTCGACATCGTTTGATACTGGATTGGAGTGTACTTACTATATAGCACTTGTAAAATTGGCAATCGTGTTCCGGGAGCATGCCCCGGTACGTAAGACGTCGTGGTGGTGCTAAGTATATTGTGAAGGTTGGTAAGGCGCGAGCTCATTTTAACAAGATCAATGTTACAGCTGTTATATAAAAGTTTGAATCTTTTTAATTCTGAAGCTGGCACTGAAGTTGTAAATAAATTCATTATTGAGTTTCTACAGAAAAGTGCATTCATCCCAGACCAAGATAAACCAAATCTTATCATCTCTCCTACAGATGGTGTCTTTGATGAGTTACGCATTATTCTACTATTATAATCGATAGGTCTCATTAATGATGCTCTACGAGTCCAGTCAGATGAAATTCCAAATGCAATTCTTAATTCTGATTCAATAGGGCTCGGTGTCGTTGGGGTAGGGCTATTATCTGTAACTGTCTTGGCACACAAACTATAATTTTTACCTGCTATGTTTAAATTCTTTAATGTATCCATCAAGTCAAAACCTCTATGTGAATATTTAAATTGTTATATCGAAATCATTTATATGTTAATTAAAAACACACAATTTTTTCCGGCGACCAGTCCTGATGCTCTTCTTTGCAATGATTTTATACAATGCCGGGCATTCAACTAGCTTGCAAGCTTTTGGTCGCAGAGCACTGCTCCATGCGTCCTTATTCGTTTTTGAAGCACAGTAATGTCTTGCACCTCCATGCCTTTTGATCTCGCAACTAATTGTCGAGGGAACACTTGTTAATCTGTCAGCGATGTCCCTGATGGAAGAATAATACTTGCTAAAATTCAAGATGTTAGTTCAGCATAAAATCATGCAAGTCCACCGTTTTCTCAGATCAAACACTAGATGAATCACCACCGCTTAATGTAGTTTTTTTGTTGACTGATTAGTGCGAACTTTCGCTCCTCGCTCATAGCGGACTCCACTAGCCACTGAACCAGCAATAACACATGTCAAAATTAATGGATTGAATCACCTAACTTTAAGCAAGTCGCTGTATCTCGTTGTGTACCGAGGCGAAAGCATTTCCCGCTTCATCTGCCAGGCAGTCTGGATCCCCTGCCCTGCAAAATACAGCGTCCCCCTGCCATCCTTTGCGTTGAGATGGTCGAGAACTTCCATCAGTTTCTCGCTATTCTTCCGTGGTGCGTTGTCGTCGAAGAGGTTGAGCTGCGCTACGCCCTGGCTGTAGAAATCCCCAAGCATAACGCCTGCTTTCTGATAGCGATGCCCCTCTCGCCAGATTACATCGAGGCATTTTGTCGCCGCGGTAATTATGTCCCGGCTATCCTGGGTCGGTATAAGCAGCTTTACTGATGCACTGTTCCCGTAATACGGCTCGTTCAGCGCAAAGGGGCTGGTTTTGACGAATGCAGAGATAAAGCGGCAATACTGATGCTCGCCGCGGAGTTTTTCCGCTGCCCGCGATGCGTATGAACATATTGCCTGACGCATTTCATGGTATTCAGTGATACGTCCACCAAACGAGCGGCTGCAGACGATTTCCTGCTTTACCGGCGCGAACTCCTCCAGACCGAGACATGGCTCCCCGCGCAACTCCCGCACCGTTCGCTCCAGAACAACATTAAAATGCTTCCGGATAAAACGGATATCGGTATCCGCCAGCTGAAGCACCGTTTTGATGCCCATGGCCTCCAGTTTTTTACTTATGCGGCGGCCAACTCCCCAGACCTCATCCACCGGAAGCAAAGCCATCAACTTCCTCTGCCTTTCCAGATTAGACAGATCTACTACTCCTCCGGTCTGCTGCTGCCACTGTTTCGCAGCGTGATTAGCCAGCTTCGCCAGGGTTTTAGTCTGGGCTATGCCGACGCCAACCGTAAGGTGCGTCCTGCGCAGAACCGTCTCGCGAATTTCCCTGCCAAAATCGGTAAGATCGCGACAGTTACGCACACCAGTAAGATCGCAAAATGCCTCATCAATACTGTAAATTTCACAGCGTGGAGAGAGTTCCTCCAGCGTTGTCATCACTCGGTTGGACATATCGGCATAAAGCTCATAGTTGCTGCTAAACGCGATAATACCGTGCCGGCGAAACATGTCCTTTTGTTTGAAATAAGGTTCACCCATTTTGACGAAGGGCTTCGCCTCTGGCGAGCGGGCGATCACACAGCCGTCGTTGTTTGACAGAACGACCACCGGACGCCCTTTCAGGTCAGGACGGAAAACAGTTTCGCAGGATGCGTAAAATGAGTTCACATCGCAAAGTGCAAACATCTCAGCCAGCCGATTTGATGATGTAAGTTACGACCCCGAACACATCGAGAGTATCCTCGCTACCCACGACTATCGGCGAATATGCAGGGTTCATTGGGTTAAGCTGAACCCGCGGATGCAGCTGCAGCTTCTTAACGGTGAATTCCCCATCCACAGCAGCAATAACGATATCACCATGAACTGCGGTCCTTGAGCTATCCACTACCAGAAGATCACCCTCCCCTATGCCGGCATCTTTCATGCTGTCGCCCGCGGCTTTGACAAAATACGTCGCACTGGGGTGGTTAACGAGCAACTCGTTCAGATCGATACGTTGCTCAACGTAATCCTGCGCAGGGCTAGGAAAGCCGCACTGCACAAGGTCACTGTACAACGGGAGCAGCATGATCTGGCGTAACTCAACGGGCGTGTAGAACTGCATAATAGACTCGCTCACATTTATACTGTTTTTATATACAGTAGTTTTAACAAGGCGACAGATCAATATAGGTTCTGGCTATCAATTTACGCCATTGACGTAACACATTGATGTAATGAGTAAGGTAAGTCTTAAAGTATTTTCAGGCCTTAGCTGTTTGATGGTTTTACAAACAGGGTGCGGTTAAAATTTTTCAGCTATGGCAATGCCTTCATAGCAAATTGTTCACCTGCGATCTCTTGCATACGGTTCGCAGGTGAGCAAACTTAACCGGCTGGAAAATATTTATAAATCGTCTTCACCCCCTCCTATCACATCGGCCGCCGATCCAATGTTTTAACTGCTCAGACCAGAAATATCTGGAAGCTTTAGGCATCTTCTTGGAAGATAGATGAGCGCAAAGACGCACACAGCAATGATGTTATGTAGTATTTTCCCCTTGAGTGTGCCTGCTCAAGGGGATTTTTTATCGCCGTATTGTACTGGCAAATATTTGTAAATCGTCTTCACTCCCACGCCTGTCACATCGGCCACACGCTACTGGACAGGCGCTTAGTCCGGTATGTTTCTCGCGCTACTACTGCTTACGTTAACATCTGGTAATGATCTAGCGGCGCGACGTAAAGCGGCGTTGAAAGCAATTATAGTGACCGGCCGGCGATGGTACTTCACACGGTTAGAATGACTCTGAAATAAATAAACATCTTCTGGATAGCGTTCTCTTCTACGAGCAATCATCGCCTCCACTGGAGGGGTTGATTCAACACGTAGCTCCTTCAGGTGACCCTGTTTTCGTATCAGTATCAAGCCACCATCAATATCATCATATCGAATACTCAGCAGCCTTCCAGCGCTTAAACCCGTGTGAAAAATTAACGCCCACAAGTCAGCCCATGTATCTGAGATGGAAACAAGATTGCTGTTAATAGTTAAAAATTGTTCAAAACTTATTGTTTTCTTACCGTTCACGAACAAACCAAACTGTTTTCAAAACTGAAATAACTTATTATCTCAAATGTTACATATCACGGGAAGGGCAGGAATCCTTGATCGCGGACAGCAGCAGGAAAGTATTTGTAGATCGTCTTCACTCCCACCCCTGTCACATCTGCGATCTGGTGCCGGGTTGCGCCGTTCTCCAGCATTCTGCGGCATCTCTCCACCACTTCTTCAGTCATTACCCGGCGGCGGCCGCCGACTCGCCCCTGCTCCCTCGCAGCAGCTAAACCGGCGCGGGTACGCTCGACGATCAGCTCGCGCTCCATTTCCGCCAGGGCGCTCATGACGTGGAAGAAAAAGCGGCCTGCTGGCGTACTGGTATCGATGCTGTCGGTCAGGCTGCGGAAGTTCACCCCGCGCGCCTGCAGCTCCGACACGAGCGTAATCAGATCGCGCACGCTGCGGCCCAGCCGGTCCAGTTTCCAGACCACCAGCACATCGCCGGGCTTAAGCCTGCGTAAGGCGCGCCTCAATCCCGGCCGTCTGGCATTTTTCCCGCTCGCGGTGTCTTCAAATATCTGTTCACATTCTGCGCGAAACAGCGCTGTTTTCTGCAAATCGAGCTTTTGATCCCCGGTTGATACCCTCGCATAGCCAATCAGCACGATCTAACTCCTTGAAATAGCTGATTGTAAAAAGCCGCGGCCATTCGCTCAAACCCTCGTTTGGGCGAACGCCTTTTTTGGAGCAAAAAACATGGCCTTTAACCCGGAGCTGGGGAGCACGTCTCCCGCTGTGTTGCTCGATAACGCCGAGCGCCTGGATAAGCTGGTCAATGGGCCCGCCGCAGATGTTCCCGACCGTGGCGGTGATCCTCTTTATTCATGGCGCCAGATGATGGCGAAAAACGATGAGGTCAGACAGAACCTTATCCCGCTCAGTAAGCAATACCAGACGCTGGCAGCGGCGCAGGCGGATATCGCGGAAATTCCGGTGGGGTCGACCACGTATTACCGCAGCCCGGACGACAGCGCCCTCGCGATCGAGGTCATGAACGTTGGCGGGACGCTGACCGCAACCGGACGAAAAATGCCATCACAGGAATATGTCGAATCTGTCGATGAATATGTGACAACCAGACTATTTAGCGATGTGCTTCCCGGCATTCCCTTCCTTCTACAGGATGAGGAAAGCGGTGTCATTATGTTCGGCGAGGATAGTGGAGCAACTCACGTTCCAGGGTTATCACTGAAATACGGTTCCGATCTGGCTTATTCCGTCACACAAATACCCGGCGTAGCGCATGTTGAACTGGATGAAAATGGAAACGTTTTGCGTTGGGTTGACGATTCCGGTGAGACTCATGACGCCTCACCGGGTAGTGGTGCAGAACCTACGCCCGTTGCGGTATCTTCACCGGTTATTTCTCCCCAGGTCTATGACAATGCCCTGGTGAGTGAGATTGGCTATAACCAGTGGATCAATAACGTCGCTGTGAAGTTCGGGCGGGATTATTTTTTCAGTGGCGTTCGGCTGGGGACGACCGGGCCTGAGCGAATCCTGGGAAACCTGGCTATCTGCCGCCGACAGGGTGAGCGTGGAAAATTTGGGTGCTATGAATTTGGCCCTCGCGCTGCTGTTCTGGGCGATACGGCATCAACGGACGACCATGATGCACCGTCGATTTTGCTCGATACGCGCGCCGGTGCTGAAGTTCCCATACAGATTTTTCAGTCTGATCACTCCGGGGCGAATGTCTGGCTTCGGAAGTGGTCATCGCAGACGTTAGATCCTGCGAATATTTCCGGGCCAGAGGTTGTATCTGACACGTCAAATATGACCTATGCCCAGTCCTACAGAAACCCATTTAATCAGAATGAGATTCTGGTATTTGCCCGTCGGGGATCTACGAATTCGGCGCGCTGGGTCGCACATCACTCAACAGACAACGGCAGGACTTGGCAATCCAATGCATTTATCGGCGGTTCCGATTTGTATATGACCACTTGCCAGAGTGTGGACGGGAACGCCATTCATCTCGCGATCCAACAGCATCCACGTTCGACCGACACGCGCGTGTTATATATGAAAATAAAATGGAGTGATAAATCCCTCATCAATTATAGTGGAATCACAGCGCTGCCTGATATTATGATTTATGGATATATTGACCCCTTCTTAAATGGCATCCCTGATGTAGTCTTTGAAGCCTCTTTACCAACCAACACAAAACGGTTGTTTGAAGTCAAGGATGATGGGGTGTCGATATTATTTCTTATCGCTGAATTCAATGCATCCAACTATTCTTATCGACGAATGAAAATGTCACAATTTTCGGGAGGGACACCTGTAATACATGATATAGGCGACTGCGGTTCTCCAATGAATAATGATGATGCGACGTTTTATGTGCCAGGCGGAACTATCATTTCTGCAACTGATGTTCTCGTTTGTAACTGGGTGAAAATTCCCGCCCTTGGTCAGTTAACCCGATATATCTATGACGGTTCTGCCTGGAATGGGACCCTGCTGGACGAGGTTAAAGATGGCCGGAAAATCTGTAGACCTCTGGTTTTCCGAGAATACTATCAGGACAATGGCATCCTGAAATACCATGACACAAATACTGCCGTTTACTTGCGTGGGACATATAACGCCTATCGTGATTTCGATTTAGACGCTGTATTAATAAATATCTGAGGTTCACATGACATCAATTATTAAAATGCGCGGTGCTGTGTTGGCAAATCCTGCGCTTACACTGAATGATATTCCGTTCTCACGCCAGAAGTGTATTAACTGGCTGGGAGCTGACAGCGTGACAATTTCAGAGTATGGGGTTGAGTCAATTAATGATTACCAGAATGGTCAGGTTTATCCATCCATTGATACAGCAGCCCGAACACGTGTTTGTAAGCAGGATACAGAAAACGGAATTAATGTGCTGACGTTCAGCCCGGAAAACTTTGCGGTAAACACCATTAATGCCTACCGGATTCTTAACCCTCAACAGTTTAATGCAAAAGACGCACTGTCTTTCGCAATGCTTATCAAAGCCGAAGCAAGTGATTACACGTCAGGATACAGGGCTATTTTTCATATCGGTATGAATAATAATGCAGGCTCTAACGTACCAATGATCCGCCTGCAATTCACCAGTGATAATGCATTCGGAATTGTGGCGCGGCACTCCTCGCCTGAAGAGACGGCAGAACAGATAGGTATCAATGGGCTTAATACAGGATACAATGTATTATTCGTTGAACTCGATTATGTTAACAGGCGTATCAGGACCAAACTTAATGACGCGCCGGTAGTAACACGAACAGCATTCCCGGGATCCAGCGGGCAGAATGTTGTATCTGCGTCAGCTGTGGTTGGTTTGGCTGGATACCTTTCGGCATCAGGACAGGCGGGAAGAACAACGATGTTCTCGGGCAAGATGAGGGAAATGAGTATTTTTTCTGGTCCTCTGTCAGATGCGGAAATTACATCTGTTACTGACTGGTTACAGAGTAAAAAGGTTTTACTGAATAATTAAAAATACTCCCCGGTTTCAACCGGGGATGTATTGTTAATTTACTTTCCAGCTGAGAAGGTAGCCAGTGCTGCCATTGAGAGCTCTTTGTGCCTCAATGTTTTCATTTACCCACCGGGAGATCATGTCGTCACGTTCATACGGATTTAAGCTCTCCCAGTTATCCGACTGTCTGTAAAATACTACGGTTACGGAAGAAACAGTGTCGATTTTAACAGTAATCCGCGTCATACCGTCTGTCCCCTGCCTGTCATGATATTGATACCGAGTGCAATGGCGGTCGCGATATCCCCCGCAGTAAATTCATTACCCCAGGCGCCGAAGAATCCCATATCTCCCTTCAGCATTGACGAACCAGCGGCACTGGCTCCCAGCATCAGCGGGCTACCTGCTACGTTTGCAAGATAACCTGCCGGGCTGGCGGCGATTGCAGTGCCGTCGGAAAGCGTGAGTTTATGGTTTCGGTTAGGGGAAATAACACCACATGCCACATACCACTTATTGACGATAATACTCATACCTGACTGATAATAAATGCCCTGACTTCCGTCAGGCCATCCTACTCGCAGCTCCAGCCGCTGCCCGGTCGGGTTGAATGTAATGGCAAAACCATGACCTGATCCGGGCGTCAAATCCCGGCAATCGAGCACATACTGAAATACATCAAATGCGCTCAAACGAAAGGCCGTCAGGAAGGAAAGCCCTGTCAGTCCTGGCTCTTTAAACGTGGTCTGACTGCCTGCGGTTCCGGGGAATTCAAGCCCGTATTGTTTCAGTTTCTGCACACCCTGCTGCACAGAAAAACCATGACGCGAATTATCCACCGGAGTCAGTAAATCAAATGCAACCTTCGGATTTGCTATTGCTGACAGAGGCGAAGATACAGGCTCAAAATGCTGTTTCGCCCAGTCAGTAATAATTCCGTCTGCATTTAACAAAATTCGTGTTCCGTTACCCATTTATTATTCCTCAATAAAAGCTTTTGCAGGAAGGTTTGGTGCTTTAGCACTTTCTCCGATCATTTCGTTTCCAGAACCACGCAACGTGCCAGGATAGGTTGCACCACTGGCCGGGTTCAGCCATGAACAGCCCGTCACCAGCGTTTTATCTGCTGCGAAATAGGTCACACCCGACGCATCAGGGATCAGCTCAATATCAGCACCGGTGACCCGGCAGCGGTTGCCATTGCCGTTGGTGTAGACCCGCGCCAGCTTGCCGCCATGAATATCGACAACAGCTTTTGCGCCAGGAGTATGGATAATTGCCGGGATGCAATTATCCAGGGTAATCCGCGGTATCCAGCTGTAATCACTGTTCAGGTAATCAGCGGTCCAGTTTGCCGCGTCTCCCGGAATATCGACGGTCTGGGCTGCGGCCAGCTCGATGGACGGATTGTTGATAACGCTGTGCAGGTTGCGCAGTGTGATCCGGGCGTTCGTCCCATCGCTGCCCTTTTTGTTGCGTGAGCCCACAGTGTTCTGATACAGGTCGGCAGGCAATTTGATGCCGCACATGACAGCGTTCTGTGTTGGCTGGACGTTAATAGCCGTCATTCCATCAACGGTTATATTGTCGGGTAGCAGCGTTTTACGTCCAGTTACCGCGTAGTCGGTAAACTGAGAACGTAAGGCCGTAACAGCGCAGAACTCAAAATTGTCATTCGGTCTTCCGGTCTGGATACCGGCGAGATCAAACACCATATTGCGGATGGTGATGGTAGGCGGTAGTTTGCTGTCGATGCCCTGATCAAGAGAGTTGGCCGTATCGATAATTCTGACAAGGTCAAATGACCGGGTCGTGTTGTACCATGCGGGTAGCCCTCTGTCCCACATCACCGTGACACCATCAATATTGAGAATGCCATCGTAGTCACTGGCATAGTCCTGCCTCATGCCGATGGCGTAGTTAAGGAAATACTCCACTGCATCGCCACTGGTGCGGGTGATATACAGACGAAGTTTCTCTATCGACCACTCATTACCTCCCTGCAGGTTGATTTGCCTGCCTTTCACAGTCAGATCTTTGAAGAAAACATCGTACCCGAAGCTGTGGAAATCAACGCGGTTAAACGTATTTCTGTTGCCGTATAAACCCTTTATTCCATGATGCCCCTGAAACCCCCAGCCATGCAGTCCGTAATAGTTATCGATATGCACGTTGCAGGTATCTCGAATGCAGATGACATATGAGCCGTTCTCCGCCGGGTGACAGGTGGTTTCTCCGTATTCGCAAAAGACGTCAAAAACTTCGCGAGCAGAAATAACCACGCGGCTTTCGAGACTTGTTGAAGCCGTTTGCCATGACGTATGCACCAGGTTTTTAATGCGCACCATCGGCCTGGAGACTTCGATATTCAGGAATCGACGACTGTCGCCCAGCTCAATAAAATGCGGGCATTCAAATTCCAGAAAATCATCTTCTTTCGGGATAATCGCAGCGTAGCCAATTGAGCCGGTCGGAATATCTTTCACAATCCGTTCCGTCAGCGCGCCATTTCTACCAATACGGGAGAATTCACGGTATAAAACCCGGTCACGAGGGTTATCCCTGTTTCCGTTTCGGTAAATCTCCACTTCATTAGAAAGCGCATAGAACATCCCGCCGTAATAAGGATACAGTTTCGGATACGGCAAATAGTTAGAGCCTTTTTTCAGGTACTGAGAGTAACTGGTGTTGAACGTAGCCAGCTCAGCAGGAGTGAGCTCAATACGTTCTTTACCCTTGATATTGAACATACGTTTTGGCTCAGGCGCTGTAGGATCAAGCAGTCGCAGTGGCCCCCAGCGGATTTCGTTAACACCTGAGTCAGCGGAGGTAAAAATTATCGACCCTCCGAGTGACGTTTTTGTCCGAACCTCTGCCTCATGGTCAACTAATACCAGGAAGGCACCATCATTCTGACGAACCGGGATATTGAGCAGGTTCGCATAACGATGAGCATTCTGGATAGCGGCATCGGCAGCTTCAACGCCTGACAGATATGCTATCGCGGATGAACGGTTGCCCAGCGCCAGAGCGACCTGCACAGAAAGGAGCGTAGCACCAGGAACGCGGGGGGCCATAAACATGTCATAGCTGACAAATTCCGCCTGGCGATACCAGCGGCGTCCCAGCACATCGACCAGTATCCCGCCCGGTATTTCCCCGGAGGTCGTATCATCCGGGTTGACCACGAAGCGGCCGCCAGTGCGCTGACCTACGACATCCCGTACCGTTGCCGTGCCTGTGTAGTTACGGATGGAATCATAGTCCGCTGCCGTATCGCCTGGCTCAATCGAACCACCACCGCTGCCGCCCTCACCGAAACCGATCATCGTGCCGTCAGTCCGTTGACCGCACATCACCAGACCATTTCGATAGTAGATGACAAAACGCCATCCATCCGGCGGATTGTTATCAATGATGCTGCCGCCAAACTCTAACCCGGAATCTGAAGAATAGAGCTTCTGAAATTCATCGGCATACAGTCGCCCGTCTTTGTAGCCGAACGGTGAAAGACCATTTTTAAACACCACTGCAAATGGGTTTTCACCCTGGCTGTCTATTAATCCCCTCACTGAATCTACAGCCTGACTGGACGGCATTTTTCGTCCGGTTGCGGTCAGCGTCCCGCCAACGTTCATGACCTCGATCGCGAGGGCGCTGTCGTCCGGGCTGCGGTAATACGTGGTGCTCCCCTCGGGGATATTCGCGATATCCTCCTGCGCCGCTGCCAGTGTCTGGTATTGCTTGCTGAGCGGGATAAGGTTCTGCCTGACCTCATCGTTTTTCGCCATCATCTGGCGCCATGAATAAAGAGGATCACCGCCACGGTCGGGAACATCTGCGGCGGGCCCATTGACCAGCTTATCCAGGCGCTCGGCGTTATCGAGCAACACAGCGGGAGACGTGCTCCCCAACTCCGGGTTAAAGGCCATGTTTTTTGCTCCAAAAAAGAGGCTTCGCGCAAACGAGGGTTTGAGCGAAAGAAATGTTGAAAGGGATTTTTTTGGTATTAAGCGACGTCGCCAGGGTATGTGGCGTCGTCGTACTGGTAGAAAATGTCGCTGTACTGTCTTGCAGTCACCTGGCAGGTTCCGTCTGCCTGCGGCGCTATTTCCTCTAATATGGCGTCATAGATACCCCGCGTTGAGCTACAGAACACCAGTCGCGGCGGTTCAATGCTCGGATCGTTCAGCATGATTTCATCGAAAGCGGCTTGCCATGGAACAGACAACTGATAATCCCCGACGAAAGTGGCCTCCAGCAGCCCCGAGGCAGAGCCATCCTGGTAGCGCAGAATTACGCGTGGGTTTTCAAAGGTCCAGTCCAGCGGTTCGGAGACGGTAAATACCGTTTCAATACCCGTTGTGGCCATATCCATAACCAGGCTACTTACCGTTTTATTTCCCGGAATGTCATCCGTCAGCAGAATGCGATCGCCATACTGATAGACCAGCGCATCCAGTTCAGTTGTCGTGTTATGGCCCAGCCGCTGATAGAGGTATTTCATCAGGCGGCGCATGCCGATTTGATAGGCGCGGTTCGGGTCAAGCACGCCATCGAGGGTATACTGCTCTATCTTACGGGGCGTAGGATTGTCCGGCGTGCGGCACTTTACGGTCTCTTCAGACCATGTGGTGCCATTGATATAGGTGACATCCACACCATCGTAATCATCGGCGGACGGCGCCGAAAAGGTGGTCTGTAACTCTTCGGTCATTTCATGCGGGCTGATAATACCGGACCAGTTTTTAATCCCTTCCCTGCCTACAGATGCGAGCCCGTCACTCAGCAGGAAATATGATTTCCCCGCCGTGGTGATCTTCTGCAGCATTTCCAGCGCGGAGACACTGTCGCCTGTCGCGAAGTCGAAATACTCATTTTTCGGGGTCCAGTAGGTTGCCTCGAGGGTGTTAATGGCTTCAGTGTCCATCGCCAGGCCAAGAGAATTACCGACATGAAACAGCGCGCTGGAGATTCGCCGCGGAGCGCCGGTATCATAAATACGCGTGGCCACAACGTTTACGCGTCGATCAGACTGCGCTGCCAGTTTTCCTCCTGTCTCGACCGTCACGCCCATCAGCGTAACACCGGTGTAAGAGGCTGGTCGGGTTAGTAACCTCCCGCGCAGCGCCTGCCAGTACATCGAGTCACGCGCGTTATTGCTACCCTGCTCATTGCGGCGGCGGCACCGCACCTCAACCAGACCAGGGGAGGCCAGTTCAAAGCGCTCAGTGAACCCCAAGGCATTCACGTTTTTCATTTCGTAAACACCCTGCCGGCTTATCCATCCGGTACCGGAACCATACACCCGATACTGAATTTCCCATTCACAGTGCCTGACGCGCTTCTTACCTTTGTTGTCAAAGCCGCAAATACCGGAAGGGAATGAAAAGTTCACTTCAAATGCATTTACCACCTCATTATCCGGGCAGGCGAGAAACGGCCCCATCCAGCTATTGTTGTCGTTAATCCCGGTCGCCTGATAATCAATCATCGTCCTGGGTGAGAACCCCGGCCATGCAGGATCAATGCCTCCATTAATCATGCGCTGTACTGTCGCGGTCGTACCGTCTGCTGAGGCAATACGGTATTCATTTCCCCGGTGCGCAAGTGACAGCCGCTGTGTCCCTTCAGGAACACCGGAAAATGCTGCACCGCCAGCACTGCCATAAGCAAGGGTTACATTGGCGGTGATCGCCGGGCTGCCTCCGCTGGATGCGGTACCATCGGTGAAAACCGGACTATCCCCGAATACGGAAACAGGAAGTGATGATGCGGTAATACTGCCGCCCAGCCACGGGCTGGACTTCTCAATGATACGCACAACCCCGCCATCATCCTGAGCGACCAGGTTCGACCCGGCAATTGCTTCATTGATTGCCGCCAGCAGTCCAGACATATTGCCGTAGTTGGCGATAAACGAAACGGTATAGGTAGTTGCCTGCCAAGTCAGTGTAAATGTCTGGCTGATGATCGAAAAATCATAGGTTGTCGGGGCTGCACTGCCGCGCAATGAAGCAGCCGATCCCCCCACACCCGGAACAGCATCCTGCTTTGGCGTGAACGTAGCGATGAAGAGATCATATTCTGCCCCGTTAATTTCCAGCGTAACGGGCATACCAGCATAGGGGTTAATCTCAGTCACCGTATCACTGAACAGAACGCTGTAACCCGATGAAGAAGAGATCAGGTAGTTGGTCGGCGCAATGATAGTCACCAGTGCACCTTTCACCCAGGACTCAGGCAGAGAATCATCGCCATCATCATCATTCAGTCCGGTAAACGAAACCGACGATCCTGAAACGGTCATGCTGTCGGCGGTAATATCGGATGAATCCGGCGCTGTCTGCGCCATATCAAGGCCGTTGCCGCTGGACGTTCCTCCCACCTCGGTAGAATTGAACCAGTTTTCACTGCGGCGATCGCCTGAAACATTTGCTTCCGGCGGATACAGAGTCCAGGAAAATGAATCACCTAGGGCGGTGATAGGCGTCGAACCAATCCTGATATCGCCGTTTGTAAAAGTCACATTCCCGCGGCTCACGCAAATCATCATCTCAACCGTCATTCTGGTTGGATCATCTGGGTTAAAACGACTTACCGGCTGTACGACATAATCCGGATAAACCCGCGCACGACCGAACAACTCCCGGATGGGATCACCCAGTTTTGCCGTATTCGATTTTGCCGGATTTAAGTCCAGGGACTTCCCTGTTGATGAACCATACCCCCCCGAGTCGAGCTTATTCATCATGTAGATAGAATATGCTGCAGCGGATACCGCTACGACCAGAGCCGCTATAGCAAAGCCCGCAGCGTAAGGTACGGGGTAAATCTTCACGTCAGTATCTGGTGCCAGTTCGCGGCGCGGCCAATCCTCCACTGAGAGTGGCACGCCATCAATCTCAACGCTAACTGGTTGTGAATTTCCAGAATCATAATTTTCGACGTTCATCTTCATCCATTCATGCAGGGTTATGAGCGCATGCTGATGGGTTTCCAGCGGTTCGCCGGGCAGTCGGGAGGGATAAATACGGATCGTCATCGCCAGAATTCCACCTTGATAAATCGCCGTTTAAATTTCCATACCGGCATAAAAGAAACATTTGACCCGGGGTTACATTCCGCTACCTGTAGCAATCCGTTCAGCTCAACAACAACCCCCACATGGGTAACCATTGTCCCCGAATAACACGCCACGCCAGCACCGATGCATGGCTCACAACGTTCGAGTTTTAACATCAGTTTTCTGGCTTCTTTATCAAGGCCGCCGCCGTCTTTGGTCACACCTGCAAAGTCTGGCCATTCAGGTAGCCCAAGGTCGCGACGTATCTCATTCACAATGCCAAAGCAGTCAAGTTTGGGAAAAGTACGGCCGCCCTTCAGCCAGGTGACCGAAAGGTATTTATCAGGTTCAAACATGGGGAAGCCTCAACTCATGTAACGCAGGCCGGGATACTCATTTAGGGTGTAACGGAATCTCGGCCAGGCGGTATCGAGAACGTTCATATAGCCGGCAGTGATTTGTGCCTGCAGCGCTGTCCAGGATCCCGATTTGATAGCGAGCGTATACGGCACGGTAGCCGGAGCATTAAGGTCCGTTGAAACATATTGCCTGTAAGTCATAGAGCCATATTGCCTCGCTGCCAGGGCATCACGAATCGATGTACTCGCCTCCCCTTTTATGTTGCTGACAGCGAACTTCAAATCCTGTGTTCCGTCGCTGTTTCTGGCCGGGATGGCGATATCGATAGCTGCGGCTGAAAAGGTAATAACAGCGCCATTTTCGGTCGTCGCTGTAATGTCGTCGTAGCCCTTGCAGAAATAATGCACCGTCGAACCGATATTGATTTGTAGTGTTTCAATGATGACTTCAGTTCCGCTGCTGGCGTAGAGGCGGTTGAGTATTGTCATGATTTTTACCCAATAAAAAAGGCCACCCGAAGGTGACCTTAAAAATTGGTGTCGAATGTGGGTGTACCCTCACCGGCAGGATCGCTATTCCGCGCTTTATTTCACGCTCCGGCTACGGAGCGGCATGAAGGACTTTCCCACAAATCGACACAAGTGATTATGAAGGTGAAACGGTTTTAATCAAGCCTTGGGCCACTCCTTATTCAGCGCAATATCCAGCCGTGAGCTTCCGACGATCCATTCCGGGTAATTACCCCATGGGGCAGGAGCAAGGGGGCGTTCCCATAACTCAAGCGTCGCCGTGTACTTCCAGTAAATCGGGGCCAGCAGCACCGGTCCCTGATAAATATCTGTGAAGCGGCATTTGTAAAACTTAATGCCTGCCGGCGTCTGCAGCTTCATCATGAACCATGCAGCCCCGTCAGATAACGCATCACGGAACCAGGACTCAAACGCCAGTCCCTGCGCATCGGTTTCCATAAACCAGGTGATGCTGGCCTGCGTCGGCGTGGACGTATAAGCTCGCCTTTGCCGCGCGCGGCCGGTGGTTAACTGGGTTCGTTTTAACGGGCTTACAGGCTGGAATCCGTACCCTTCCTGTAAAGGCATGGGGAGATAGTCGTGCGGATAAAATATGTCAGCCATTATCCTGTTCTCCGTCCAGTGTTATATCCTCCGGTTAATGCCTTATGCACCTGGCCTACCCCCTTTGCCAGATCGTTAGCGACCTGCTGATAACCTTGTTTGGCACCATCACGAGCGGCCTGCTGTACAAGCATCACAGTCGTATCAGAAGGGTTTCCATTGATAGTTATCGGAGGAACCGTGACTGTGGGACGGATGATGGTCGTTTGCTGGCTATTACTAACGTTCTGAACGCCAGTGCCGAACCCAGAACGCCCCAATGTCACATCAAGAGGTTTGCCGTTACGTAACGCCTCAAGCTGCGACACGCCGATTCGATTTGTGGACTCCTGATCGAAGACATATTCCCCTTTATGGACAATACCTGCCGGCTGATACTTTCCGCCTGAGCCAGTATATCCACCAGAAGCAAAGCCGACGGCGACAGCACTGGAGATGCTGGACGTTATGGTAGCCATGAGGCCTGCAACAGTAGCCATCGCTGCTAAGTTGTATGGGAATGGCTGGCTTGAAAGCGCCTGCGCCATTGCCATTGGCAATTGAACAGCTGCCTGAGCAAGCGCAAAAGCTTTTTGCGTAACAAATGCCGCTTTATACATCACGGATTGCTCGCCGAACATGGTCCCCATAGCATCGGTGATACCGGAGAAAGAGTTTTGCGCAGATTGCATCTGTGCGGAATAAACTGCGGTATTTAGTGCCTGCTGGTTCTGTTGTCCTTGCTGTTGGAGAGCCAGCAGTTGCTGCTGCTTCTGCTGCTCATTCAGGACTGTGCTCTGCGTTATCGCCTGTTGTTGTTGGTTTAGCCACGTAGCGTAATCGGTCTGCGCCTGTTTTAGCTTCTCAATGATTTCAAGCTGAGGAGCAATTTGCAGCCCTATCATGTTCAATCCCTGCCCTGACAGGTCGCTGTTAGTCGCGCCAGAGGTTAGCGTCCCGCCAGCTTTATTCACCCCTGAGATAACAGAGTCCGGCAATATTGATTTGCTAATCAGATCGCTTGCCTGTTTACCTGCCGCCTCCGGAGTCAGTTTCTTCAGCTCAACCATCCTTTGAAGGATTTCGAGGCGTTTTTGCAACGTCTCATTTTGGCGCAATTCCTTTGGTGCAATTTGCGCCTGCATTTTTCGGTAGTCATCCAGTGTTTTAACGGAGTTTTGCAGTGCTTCCTGTTGCTTATAGGCCTGTAATATTTCGTCAGAACGGGAAAGAATCGACTTCTGGTCAGCGGTGAGTTGAGTTTTAGTTTTTAGGTCAGCAATTTGCTGTTCGAATTTAACTCGTGCCTGGGTAGCGCTGTTAAGCTTATCACTGGCATCCAGCTGGGACTGCATGGCAGCGGTCTGCTGGTTTATCTGATCAAGCAACCGGGTTGCTGCGTCCTCGGTATATGCTTTACCCTTTGGCGTCTTGGGTGGTTTCGGATCTTTGTACATCTCGTTAATGCGAGAAACATTTTTTGCATATTGCTCTGCAGTAATTGCACCAGCCTTCAGGAATTCGCTTTGCTGCTTAATAGCTTTATTGCGCTTATCCGCATTGCTCAGATATTGCTGGTTAACGCGATCTGCTTCCTGCTGCGTTTTAATTCTTTGCTGTTCGGCTTCCTTAGCCTTCGCCTGTCCTTTGGTTACATCCCCCTGAAGATTGGCAACTGATTCGAGCAAATCTCTCTGTTTTATCATCTCCGGGAGGTTGGTAAACCTCGCGCTAAAACTGTTCCAGAACCCACCATCTTTTTGCCCTTTTTGGGCTTCAGCAATATTTTCGTTTAAGGTGGCAAGTTTATCCGTTAGTGTTTGTTCACGCCCAATATTGAGCATCGCATCCCAGGCGCCTTTGGCCGTTATACCCAGCGAGTCCCATGCACTTTCAAGAAGACCAAGATTCTGATGAATATCATTCGCACGCTGCTGCATGGCATTGGCGTAAGCATCAGTAGCCACCCGTGCAGCATCCTGCTGATTACCTTCATCCTGTAGCGCTTTAATCTGGTTGTAGGTTGCCAGTGTCAGAAAATGGTATTGGTCGTTAAGTTTGGTTATAGCCGCTACTGGATCAGCAGCAAGATCGTTGAAGTCGCTCACCAACTTTTCTGTAGCAATACCCGTCGCATCACTGATCTTAACAATAGCGATTGTCACGCGTTCCAGAGAATCTCCAGCCACTTTCCCAGATGAAACTATCTGGTTGAGTGTGGCTGCGGACACGCCAGTGGTTGAGTTGGCAACTACTGAAACCCGAGCGGCCATATCTGCTAGTTGCCCTGTGGTTTTACCAACCAGATTACCGCTAAGGGTCAACGACTTATAGAACTCGTCCTGCTCCTGAGAACCTTTGTAGTAGGCCAGCCCAAGAACACCAACAGCCGCGGCAGCTAGAGTGACAGGATTAATCAACCCCAGCACATACCCGCCAACACCTTTAATCGCGGGGCCAATACCGCCGAACATATCTTTCAACTGCCCGCCCTGCTGCATGAGCACCATGAATGGCGACTGACCTGTAGATAAGCCGACAATAATATCTGTCATTTGAGCAGGGATCATGCGCATAGCATTGGCAGTCTGAGCTGCAGATTGGCCTGTTTTACCCAATTGCGCTTGGGTTTTCTCCAGGGCATCGCGGGATTCTGCAAGTTTGCTGTTGAGGCGATCGTAAGCCAGGGGCGAAAGCATCCCGGATGTTTTGGCTGTATCAAGCTGGCGCTGTTGCTCGTTCAGGCGACGGAATGCTTCACCTACGGGATCTATTTGGGCCTCAAGGCGACGCAATGCGGCAACCTGCTCGTCGTGGGCCTTGGCTGCCTCGCGTTCTGCCTGAGCAGCTCCAGTAATCTCCCGGCGAGTCTCCTGCAGTTTTTTGCTGTAGGTGTCGAATTGGGCGGTATTTATTTTCCCTGACGATAGTGCAGAGGATAGTTCCGCTTGCTGTTGATCCAAATTTTTCAGAGCCGCTGACAGGGGGTCAATGCGGTCAATCATCCTCTGAAATGCCTGGGCTTGAGCCTCTTGTTGCTTAATTGCATCAGCCGCAGCTTTTTCTGCGTCGCGCTGGGCTTGGGCTTCTCCAGTTAGCTCCTTGCGAGCATCAGCAATTTTTTGACTGTAGGCATCATATTGTTCGAGGCTTAAATCACCTCGTTGAGCAGCAAGATAAATCTCTTTCTGCTGTTCTTTTAACCCTCTCAGGCCGCTGGATACGGGATCAATTTTATCCAGCATCCTCTGGAATGCCTGTGTCTGGGCCTCCTGCTGCACGGCAGCCAGTTTGCTGGCCTTTTCTGCTTCTCGTTGAGCTTGTGCAACGCCGCTTAACTCATCGGTCGTATCATTCAGCATTTTGGAGAGAGTGCGAAACTCTTCCTCGTCAATTAGCCCCTTGTCGAAGTATTTTTTCAGCTCACTAAAGCGGCGGCCAACCGTATCAATTGCAGCACCAACCGGATCAATGACTGCTCGCAATTTATTGAGCGCATCCTTTTCCTCGTCAGTCGCTTTTGTCACTTTGAACATGCTGGTTACGGCTTTATCACCAGACTGAGTCATCTTATCAAGCGCAATTGCAAGGCTGTCAGCCTGTTTTTCTGCCCCAGAGCTATCTATAACAATGGCCAAGCGGGAAGTTTGTTCTGTCATTTGGCGATCTCCGGGCAATAAAAAACCCCGCCGGAGCGAGGTTAGATTTTTAATAAACAATTACTGTCGATATATGATAATTGTTGCGATTATTGGAACAGAGACAATGGCAGCCAGAATTAACCAGAAATATTTTTATCTGAGCATTTAACTGTTTTTAGAGACTCGAGCTGCTGAAGGCGTGCCTGAGCCTTTCTACGCGCTTCACTTTTAGCCATTCCATTACCGATGCCGAAATCACCAAGAGCACCCAATACAGTCCGTCCGTCAAACTGACCAGTAGTCTCGATCTCGTTCTGTATGCTATGCGTTTTCGCAATTTCCTGCTTAATGGCATTGCAGTCTAACGCTGCAGACTCTTCGCTGGTAACGGACGGAGCTTGCGGATACTGCTTAGTAGCACAACCAGAAATAGCTAACACCCCAGCAATTACTATCATCAATTTCTTCATTTTATGTTTCCCGTGATTACAATCGGAAACATCCTAACATATAGGCGCAGCTAAACAATGATAAGGCTATTTCACTATCGCCCGCCTTTTTTGCTCTTCCGCCCACTCAGCTCTCCAGACATCATCAAGGGCCAGTATCGCTGCATCAAACTCAATGCGGTCGATCAGGATGGTGCGCGATGCCAGGTAAAGCTCAATATCGTTCAGGGATAGAGGGAGCGGCACTCCGGCCATGCCGGCATACTTTCTGCCGCGCGATATCATGGCGTAAGCGTTGAGGATCTCCCCAGTGACTGCATCGATTTCAGGCTCTGGAATGGGTGGGAGATTTAGTTTCTCCCTACGCCACTTTGCCTTCTCGCCCTGTTCGCCGGCGAATTCCTTTAGCCACTTTTGGGCCTCTATGGCTTTTTTACGGTTTCCTGAGTCTGCTGCTCCTTACCCTGAGCAATGGCCGCCGCCTCAGCCAGAATAAGCCAGTACAGAGAGGGGTTTTGCTTCAGTAACGCAACACCACGCTCCGGTGTATACGCTACCGCCGTCTCCGTACCATCCACCAGTTCCCCCACGCCCTCCCAGTCTTTCAGAAGAAAGCGCGCGCAATTGTCGATGAGAAGATCATCAACCGAGTCAATCTCGCCCACACTGGCGAGATCGAAAGCATCCGTACCGACCTGGTAGCTCGCGTCCATTTTGTCGATATGGCGCCGCACCAGCGCATTGCGTGAGCGGTATTGTGGATTCTCGCTACTGGCCACCAGCAGACGGAGTTTAAACAGCGCTTCGTCTTCCGGCGTGAATTTCTTTTTACTTCCTGCTGGCTTTTTGTAAGGGAAAAACCAGCGTTCTCCGTTCAAATCAATTTGAGAAGAAATAATCAGCATAAAGACTCCCAAAAAAGCCCGCGCCGCGATGACTGCAGAACGGGCCAGGTAAATTAAGGCGCGGTAACGGTGATTTCAGACGTTGCGGTAAAGGTGCGGGCCTTACCGGTGATGGTTGCAGTGCCGGATGCGTTACGTGTGACTTTCGCTGTTTTCTGCCCGGTAGAAACCACGCTGGCGATAGTCGGATCCGATGACGTCCACTGGACGGTATCAGTTGAATCAGCTGGCGTAAGCGTGGCGGTTAACGTCACAGTAGATCCCACGGCTCCAGTTGAAGTGGCTGGCGCAACACTGATTGCCGTCGCCGGTACTTTGGGGACGCGGGTAATAGTTGGCGGAGTATTGGCCGCGGTGATATCCAGCTGAACCTGAACAATGTCAGTGCTCCCCGCATCCGGCCAGTCGCCGGAGATCTGCACTTCCGGGAAATCGAAGGTATAGGCGCCTTCAGCATTCTCCAGCGTGAAGCTAAACGGCACCGTTTCGCCGGTGAACGTTTTTTTGTAAACCTCCCAGGCAGCCTTTGACCATGACAGTGTGATTTGACCTGACGGGGTAAAGGTTGTCGGAATGTTTGCGCCGGCGAACGCCGAGCCGGTACCGATGCAGCGCTGGGTCTGCATATTGTTGTTGAACTGGATGTTGAAGGTGTCGACGCAGAAGCCTGTCCCGCCATCAACACCATTCAGCTGGATGTTGGTGACCTCTTTGAAGGAGTAACGCAGCGCCCCCGCCAAATCCACCGGCGAGGTGAAATAGCTGGTATCGTCCCCCTTCGTCTCCCAGTCCAGCCCTGCAAACGTAATGGTTGCAGTGATATCACCATCGGCCGGGATTTCCATCTGGAAGATGCCAACCTGGCAACCGCGGGCAATCTGGGCAATCCCCACATCACTGGCAAAAGTCGCCACGGAGAACGTAATACGACCATTACCCATCGTCAGCACGTTATTTAGCCATTCGGCGCCGAAACAGCTGGCAAGAAAATCGTCATGCTGATTCCAGCGAAACCGCGTGCCGACATCACCGCCGACATCCACTGTGCCGCGTGAAACACCCTGCGCCATGCGGTCACCAGCGATTTCGTCATTGTCGTTGGCGTTCTGCGTTGGTTTCAGACCAAATGAAGAACGCCGCAGCAGGTTCCACGCCCCTGCTGTTGGCGTGATTCCTGGAGTTGTCTCGCGAATAAACGCGGCTACTACTTTTGCACCTGAGCTCACAGGAGCCTCCTGTTTTTTGTGCGCTACAGAGCGCGATAAGGAATTTGAAGATTGAGCTGTAACCAGCCATCGGTCTCACCCGCCGGCACAGCAGAAACAGCGAAATAACTCAGCTTTCCATCGTCCCTGAACTCGAATAGCTCCGTTAGCTGATCGGCCGTCCGGGAGATAAGCAACGTCCCGGAACCGACCGGGACAAATAGCTGAATGATGAGTACACCAGTTCGATGGACTACCGGCCCGGCCCCGATTTCGTTGGTTCCCGCCTGCCCTGAAATATTGGTGAAGCGTGCCCAGATATCGCGGCCACTCGGATCAAATATCGGCCCGTTGGGATAGTCCACCGCATCAGAAGCAATAGCGGTCTGCGCCGTCATTCGGGAAATGACAGCGTTTCTGATTTCTGTAAGGGTCATTTGTAGGCCTGAATCACACCATTAAACGAGACGGCATAGACGCCTGTTGGCGCCTGCGTTGAGTGACCATTCTCCAGAGGCACGGAGTAAGGCAGGTTCGACTGAATGTAAATCACCGAGTAGGCTGGCGCCTGGTCAATGATATTTTTGCCATTAAGAAATGTCATTGTCCCACGCGGATCCGGCTCGGTCGGGACGGAGTGATCGGGTTCGCCGATGCTGACAAAATGCGATGCCCTGAAGGTTCCTGCGCGATACTCAGCCGGCCGCCTGATATCCATGCTGTCATTAACACGGACTTTCTTCCTGAGCCTTCCGGTTTTGGTCAGGTTAGCAGGGTCGGCATAAAGAGATTCGTTCCATTCCCCAACAGCTTTGTTGTATTGAACCGCGGTCGCGTTGATGGCCCACAACTCAGGGTTTCCTACCGGCGAACGTTGAACGATTTCATTCAGCAGTTGAATGGCGATTGTCCGCTGGCGTAGTTTGACATCTTCGGCCACCAGCCCGGCGAATGCCGCCGGGTCAATGTTCCAGCCCTTAGCCATATCACACCCTCCGCAGTTGAATGGAGTACGCAGCGCCAGCAGAGTCGGCAGAAGCGGTGATGATCTCGTAAAGCTGAAGCTCACCCGTAATAGAATCCGGTGCGGTGATGATATGCCCGACTGCCGGCTTGTCAGTCACCTCATTGACCAGGGCGGTTAGCTTCACGTCACCATGCAGAATGTTAACGCCATCGATACGGCGCAGTTTATAACGCGCCAGCACTCCACGCCCCGAGTAAGTCACCTGCGTTTCAGTGCCGGTTTCCGTCACCGGGTCCCAGGCACCTCGAACGGTGTATGACCCAGTGAAATCCTTAACGGCATCCTGCAGGTCTGTATCGAAGGCTGCGGCGACTTCAGTTTGGAGTTCGTCGCGGATACCCACGGTCTACCTCCTCTATGCCTTTTTCACCAAAACGCTGAAGCGGGATATTGTTAGAAACATATCCGCCAGTAAAAAGGACCAGGACGTTACCACGCAGTTTCCTGGTATAGATTTCGCCGTTGCGTTTAACCCTCAGCGGAAGCGGAGCAAACTCAACAACGCCCTTTGCCGGGTTTGCGTAAACGACATAATTGATCGGGTTTCCATTCACAAACACATCGCGAGGGCCGAGCCCGTCACCGGCATAATGCACATCAGTGTTTTGCATATCACCCCCTTACCAGCCGTACCTGAGACTGACTAACGCCATAGGGCTTTAGCATTGCAAGCGCCAGCTGCAGATCGGAATCAAGCAATGCCGAGCTGTTGGTAGCAAGTTCCGCGAAGGTCTTTGAAACGCTGACATCATCGGCATCTACCGTCTTACTCAGCAACACACCAGAATCGGTTTTCTGCTGATAAAGGCCACCATTCGAGGCCGCTAGCGCCGCATAGGCGCCAGCTTGTTTCACATCGTCAGGAATGATGATTTCGTGAGTTGCCTTATTGCACGGCATTTTCAGGTTAAGTCCATTCATCCAGGTATTAGCCATCAGCACAGATTTGGCTTTTTTGCTTTCATCTGTCCAGGTGGCACCGAGAATCGAATTGACGTCTTCAACGGTGATGACAGTGATCATGCATCACTCCATTTCTTTCCAGCCGTGCGCCTTCCAGTTCTCCACTTCATCAGGGTGAACGTTGGCGGTATTGGGCGCACCCGGGAATGCCGGGAAATCGGTAACCATCGCCACCAGCAGCGATGTGGTCGTTACGGGTACGTTGTTATCCACCTTCGTAGACGCAGTTTGCTCATCAGCTCGTTGGGCGCGCTGCTCTTTTGTTAATCCGGCCATTATCCCTCCACTAAAAAAAGGGGCCGAAGCCCCCTGTTTATCAGCCCAGCAACAACGCTGAGTGCGCGGACTTAACTGCCGCTACACCCCAGGATAAACCGACTTCGTAACGCACCTGGCGATACTGGCGGTACAGTGCCACCTGGTAAGTGATGCCAGATACGGGGTCAGTAACGTTCATCACATCATCCGCCGTATCGCCGCCCTGCGGCATTGCCGGGGTTCGGGATGCAAGCAGGAATGCATTGCGATCAAACGCCATGTTTGCGGTGTAGGCGCCACCAGCGGTAATAGCGGTGTTGTCGGCCAGTGACTGACGTAAGCCAGGAGCAGCCAGGGTGATTGCTGTGGCCGTCGCAGCAGCAACAAGGTATTTATTACTGTCCCCGTCAAACGTCACGATGTCACCTGCTGCAAAAGCACCTGTGCCGGTATCAATGGCAATCAGAATATCGCCTTCAGCTTTTGCTCCATTCACCAGGTATCCGGCAGCCGGAGATGCAGCGCGTTTCTTAACATGCGCGGATTCGTGGATGTTGAATCCTTCCAGTCGCCCCACGATACCTTCGCGCAGAAGCGCATCAGTACCGGACTCGTTTACTTTGAACAGAACAGACTGTTTACCACGGAGGTTTGCGATAGCCGAAGAACCGAGAACCATCTGCAGATCAGTTGTCGGCGAACCGTTGTCAGAGAGAACCTGGCGCGCATTGGCCGCATCCGACAAATCGCCTGCAATACCGAAAGGAGCGGTGCCGGCCGTACCAACAGCACGGGAGGATGCGAAATACAGAGCTGCGAGATCTGCATCCATCTCATTAGCCAGCGCGCGAAAAGCCTGCTTAAACTGATCAGCAAGGATGGTGTTGTATGTCCCTGCGGGCCCCAGCGCCAGTTGTTCCTCACCGTTCCATTTGACCGGGGCCATTTTGGATTTGGTGATTTTGACATCAACGGTGCCGATCGTCTGGTCGCCGTCATTTGGCGCAGTAGCCCCCGGGGTAATATCAACAGTGGTTGCCGGTGGCGCAACCGGCGCAGTAACAGTCTGGTCCTTCGCCGCCGCATCAGCTTTAGCATTACGCGATACAGCCGGGATAAAACCGACCTGTTCGCGAGATACGGTATCCAGAGCCGTGAAGATAGTCGGGATCAACCCGGTAAGCGTATTAGCCATGTGTATAGATTCCTTGGAGATTAAAATATAGGGTTGGTTGAGCTATCCAGCTCCGGCACCAGCAGCCATCCGGCGGCTGGCAAAGAATTAATCGACGATGGTGATACCGTCCTTGAGAGTTGATTGCTGATCTGTCGGGCTCAACCTGGTAAACGCATCGCGTTTCATCGTTTTCTGCCCGAGTGAATGCTGAGACTGGCGAGAGCCGCCTCCCTGGTTGCCGCTGGCCTTCAGAATGTGGTCTTTCTGTGGGTACTGCTCCACCAGGAACTCCAGCGCCTCATCAAATGCCGCCAGTTCGCCCGGCTTCGAGCGGGAATAAATTTTGTTGCCGGAGCCGTCATAGGCAACGACTTTGCCGTCCTCAACTTTGAAGGACTGACCGAACCGCGCCTGAAGCATATCTGCCGGGATTGCCACTTTATCTGCGATGAATTTCGAGCCAGAGAACCGGCCGCCGATCATTTCCTGATAAAGCTGGCCTTCAAGGGTCGTCGCACGCTGAGTAGCTTCATCAAGCTGGGCCTGGAATGATTTGGTGATATCCGCTTTAACCTGATCAACGGCGCCAGCGTCGATCAGTTTTTTCTGGTCGATTTTAGTCATCATCTCCAGCGCTTCGAGCGCCTTTGCCGGATCGCCGATTTTGGCAAACTTAGCCAGACCGGCTTCAGCGGCTTCTTTGGCTTCACGATGAGATTTTGCCTCGCCATTCAGAGAGGAGATTTTCCCAACGGCCTGCACAGCATCAAAACCAACTTCCTGGCCGTCATCGTGGATGTAGACGGGTAATCCGCTGGAATCGACTTCTGCATAGCTTTTGCCGTTAACTTCGACTGTTTTCAGTTTCATGTGGTTACCTTTTCGGTGGTCATCCGACCGTTGCACCGCTCACCATCCGGATCACGGCAATAAAAAAGGCCGCCCGGAGGCAGCCTGATTGAAGACTTAAAAAGCTTTAAAGTCTGGCGTTGCTGAACGCCTGAGCATCCAGGTTACGAAGTTGCTCCAGAGTCAGCCATTCGCCCTTGTCGTTGTAGAAATCATCGGGCGACATGCCGCCGTCACGAATCAGCCGGGCCCGGGTTACGCCAACGATTTGGGACTGTCGCGTGAACGACTGGCGCGAGAACCAGCCCTGATAATCGGTATCCGAAGGCACCTGCCCGTCCATGCTGGCACGTGAGCTATCTGATATTTGCCCAACAGCAATACCCAGCTCATCAGACGATTTCAGGATGTAGGTTTCGACGCTGCGGCAGCAGAAATGGATTTTCCCGGGTCCCTGCAGATACGGCACCTTATGGCCGATCGGCTTGTTATCCAGTGTGTACTTGAGGCGGTCGCGAATCCGACAGTCTTTTGATGTACGGTTATCCAAAGTGGATAACCACTGCTTACCCTTCAAAATGTCATCGTTCGCATCTGCAAAGCTTTTCCTGGCCGTAGAAGCAAGATGCCCCACAGCCGTTTTTGCAATACTGCCGGCATTGGTTCGGCTCATCTGCAGCGCGCCATCCTGATAACCACGGTTAGCATGACCTCGGACCTTTCTGGCGATTTGCTCATGCGTATCGCCCAGGAGAAAACCCTGCCGCACTGTATTGGAAATTCTTGCCATCCTGTCAGCTTCAAGGTTATCTGCCCACTCCGAAAGCAGGCGCCCCTGAAACGGCTGTGCCATCGCAGTTGCGTAAACGGCATCCGGTGAAATGCCCACCAGCGGGTGAAGCGATAGCACATCATCGGGGATCGCAAACTGGAACAGGCTCAGCTGAAAGCCTGCTTCGTGCTGAGCGAGTTGCTGCAGCTCATCAGATAGTCCCGCGTACATTGACTGCACAGCCTCGCGATTGAGAGCTCTGACACTAACGAGCAGCGCTTCCAGTCGCGACACGGTAAAGCTGTCAGCATCCAGGCTATCCATCGCTACCAGCAATCTGGCAGTCAGTTCCGCATCGCTGTCATTCAGGATTTTTATCATCCTGTTTGCAACGCTGGTGCTGTACCGCGCTATCCATATCGCATGCGCTATCGATTCATCCTGAAGCTTGTCATTCGCCGTTGCCATTTGCACCACCCGGGTTACTCAGTCCGCCGGCCAGCGTGACCTGCTGATTTCGCAGCTCGTCGATTACCTCTTCGGGCTTCGCATCCGGATCGATAAATTTCAGAGCCTGCAATACGCGAACAGCATCGACCTGACGTATATCACCACCCTGACGGAGCGACTGAACAGCTGTTGCAGCTGCGGCATCAAACGTCTGGGCTGAAACATCCAGTTCGGTGCGTACATCAACATTGCCGCCTTCTTTCTCGCCCAGCCATTCCGCCATAATCTGCAGGATATTATCGAGCGCATCCTCAAGCGAGCTTGCCATGGTGTAGAGAGGTGAATTCTCCTGCATCCGCTCTTCGTGAGTCTGGTCTAAGGATTTAGTCGATGTGTTTTCCGCGCGCAGCAGTTTTGCGCCGGCCTGACGCATCTGGTTTTCCAGATCCTCAAGGGAAATCTTACCGGCTTCAATCGCAGCCCCGGTATGCTCGACATATTCCAGTCCCTGCCGCTGGCGGTCATCGAAACGAGTCGCAGAGGAAGAACCTATCGTCAACGTTTCGCCATCAGCCAGACCGTAAGCCACCAGCAACGGCACGCGAGCGACATGAAGAATGTTGTCCTGTTCACTCTGACTCTGCCAGTGCTTGATATTCAGTAAGGCGAGATTAAGCAGTGGCGGTGAACCGCGCATAAAGCCTGTGCGTTTCGTGTAAAGCGTCACCAGGGGAATGTCATCGCGACTGGTTTCCCACTCGTCGTGAATCTGCCACTGGCTTTCGCCGTTATCACCTTTATTTCGGCGATAAATTTCAACCTTGCCCGGCATGATATGGCGTATTTGCTCAACTTTCGTTTGCCCGTAATCGTCGCCATCAATAATGATGACCTCTCTGATACGCAGATCGGTCAACACTACTTTCCCTTTAACCACTTTCGATTTCCAGCCGATGACCTGGCGAGGATTTAACATCGTGGCATACGGGCGGGATCCCGCGGCTTTTTCGTCGGCTTTAGTTTTTACTGCCTCCCGGTCAATTTTCGGGAAATCCACCAGCGCATGTACCAGACCATACTGGAATCCGATGCTGAAAAATTGCTGTGCCCAGACATCGAGCCGGTTTCCTTCCATATCAATATCTGGCGACAGCTCCCGTATTTGTTCAGGAGAATCCTCACTCAATACCGTCGGCTCAGCAAACACTCGCCCGATGTTTTGTTTAATAGCCTCTTCATAGGCAGGGAGTAACGTTGCCGAAGCTAAACGCTCCTTATAGCTTTCAGGATCTTCGTTCGGCCATTTCGGGAGATACTTCTTGCCCTGCCGGCGCATTTCCAGCGTGCCGCCCATCAGCGCATCATTAATATCCCATGCCTCAACCATGTCGTTATAGTCGAGGTTGGGCGTTGAAATATCAGGCATGGTTTTACATCCGCAGTTGGGTGACTTTTCCAGTCGGTTTGATGATCGGGAATTGCTTCACAATGAAATACCCACCGGCATCGTTGGGGTGATCGTTATCCGCCGTTTTATCCGGCTCACCGTTTTCGCCCCAAACCTGTTGCTCAAGCGATTCGGTGTACACCGGGCACCGCTTTACATTCACTTTGTAGCGACGTTCACCGTTACCATTGCAGAACATGGCATTCATCGCGTTGATGCGGTCTTTCACTGGCGGGTTTGATGCATTAACAACCACATTGAAGCCGGCCTGCTTAAGCTGAGCGATATCCGTGGCGCTGGCATTGCTGGATTTGCGGGAATCGCCGGAAGCGTCCGGGTAAATATAGATTTCCCGCACCTTGCGATAATCGTTGCCGTCGTACAGCCAGAACCGTTCTTTGATGATGCGGATCATGTCAGGGGTGTCGTAAGCCTTCACAATTTCATTCACCGCAAACGGAAGCCCCAGACGTAACACATGAACAACCCCGGCCATCTTCCCGACGTTGAAATCCATACCGATATACAGCGGCTCACCGGGTTGTTCTTCCTCCCGGCAGTTATTCAGCTTACGGTCAAACTGATGGTAAATCGTCCCGCTGGTAAGGTTGGTGAACTGGCCACGCAGATAAGCCTTGATCAGTTCCGGCGGGTATGACTCCATCAGCGACGGGATATAGTCCGGTGGCAGATTCTTTTCGTTGTCGAACGTCGAGGCCTGCACCAGGCCGTACAGCGTTGAGAGCGAAGGCTTATCGCGTACAGCCTTTGCGAACTGCTGATAAACGAATTTAAACCCTTCTGGCGTCGTGGTGACGTCGATCCCGTTACGAAGACCGGCCACGTTGTAACGCATACGAGCAATGATTTTTCGCCAGGCTAACTGCGCCTTTTTCGCGGGCATTACGTCCAGCTCATCAATAAGCGCATTACCGATTTTAAAACCAACGATGGTTTGCGGTTTCTCCATTGAGCGGCAAATCGTCGTTCCTCGGTACTGGCGCCCGGCGTAGAAGTGAACCTCTTTGTTTCCCTCGTTGATTTTGACATTCAGCCCCCAGTCGTGGGCCACCTCCTCAACAGTGGGATAAAAGATGTCACGAATCTGCGGATACGTTGGCGCAAAGTAACCCTGGTTGATTTTGGGGTGTTCCCACATCCCTTTGCAGATACCGCCGCAGCCGACCCACGTCTTGCCAGAACCGAAGCCGGCGACGTAGGCCTTAAACTTGTACTGCATCGCAAGGAATTTGGCCTGAGGGATGTTAAGCGTCGGTGCTATCGCCATCCTCTTCCCTCACTCGTGCATCGACTACGTTGATATTGATTGCAACTGGCGTTGGTTCGTCATCCTCCGGATCAGCAGCCAGCTCTTTGCGCAATTTTTCGACCTCCAGCTGCCTGCGCTCAATTTCAATCAGCTGCAGACGCTGGGCGAACTCGCTATCAGCCAGGCCGAGACGCTTCATCACCGCCTCGTACATTCGCTCGCGGCTAATAGCGGTAATCTCAACGCCATTCTTCCCAAGCTTCACACCGGAATAGGCAAGCGCAGCATCAGGCGCCAGCTTGCGCGTATCGGCGAAGAAAGGCTGGCCGATGCCATCACCATTGCATCGAGGGCATTCAGAGTTAGGTGCGCTGGTGTGGTCGTAACCGTAGCCGCCATCATCCAAAGGTTCTCGACGTTTTCGCTCAAGCGCTTCGAGTCGCTTCTCTTCGTACTCAACAGCATCGCGCCATTGATACTGATGACCGAAGCCCCAGCAATAGCGGCAACTCCCGCGGCGATACTGTGATAGCTGGTTGGCGTCGAACGTTGCCAGCCGCCACATCTGCTCAAGCACTTCATCAGCGCTGCCAAGTGTGCGCACAATGGATGCTTTCTGCTGCTGCGCAATGGCCTGCGCAACGTTAGGATTCGTTATGAGCTGCCGACCATAGTTTGGATCGCTATAGCCAGCGCGCTCGGCGGCTGCCGTGGCGTTCTGGTCCTTGAGGTATTCGGCAATAAAGCGCTTAACCTTTGGGCTGAGTTTGCTATCCACCAGTTCTTCTGCGCACTTTTCCTTTTGCGCAGTGCGCAGTTTCTTCTGCGCAGGTTTTTGCGCAGTTTGCGCAGTGGTTTTCTTGATATATCGGCGGGCAGTAGCGTAATTCAGTCCCTGCGCTTCACACCAATCCTTCGGTGATACGCCGGTTGCGGCATGATCGGACAGGAACCGTTGCTGAAGCTCGCCCCAGTCCGGTTTTGCCATGGATTATTCCTATTTAACGTGAGGGAGAAAAAGGAATTACTGATTCTCCATAAAATATTCACTTTTATGTTTTGGAATTAAGGCTCTTTAGTTCAGGAGTTATTATGAAAAGAATTATGCTTGCTGTTTTTGTGATCTGTGGTGCGCTGTCACTTTCAGGATGTATCCTTCCCCCTGGTCCCCATGGAGGCGGACATGGTGGAGATCACTTCCATGGTCCTGAGCATCGTTAATCGCCTGAGGGCTTTCATTTTACAAATGATGAAAAAGGCCGCAAAAATATGCGGCCTTTATTTACTACCAGCTAGCGTATATAGAATCTCTCAGGAGCCACCCGGGAGAGGTTCATCTATACGGCTAACTGACCTCTGCCGTTCTGGTGTTGGCAGGCAGAGACGTTATGAGAGTAGTGAGTATTTCAAAATTTACTGGGATAGACAGACAATGATGTCAGTTACCCCGTGTAACAGGTAATTGGTGATTGATTGAACTGTCAGCTCAGACGATTTGTCTGATGGGCATTATCGCAGGCACTAAGTGAATGCCTGTGATAATGGGGTCAGAGACCAGGTTAAAACCTGACCAAAGTTATTTAGATCACTATCCATAGAACCACCCACCAATGCCAAAGGCTACAGCGATCACCAGACAAGCAATTGCCGTTTTAGGCATTAACACACCGTAAAATGCAGGAGACAATCCCAGGAATAAAACCATTAGCACTGGCCACATACTAAGCAACAGGCAAAAGTAGCCATCTATACCACCGCTGCTAAACGTCACATTCACTCCAAACCATTACCCGGACTTTCCATAGCTTGGTTGCTTCGTTGCATGACATCATACAACTGCCCCTTATACAGGAGCATAAACGTTATCACAGGCACTCGATGAATGCCTGCTGTAATGCCTTAGCTGGCCTGCACAGCGCCGGTATCAAACAGCGCCAGCGCTTCGGTCGCTTCCTGAATCGCTTTACGGGTCTTCGACACAATCTCGCTTTCCGTGAAAACACGATCAAAGGAGTCTGCGAAAAGCTCAGATTTCAGAAAGCTGTCGCCTACCCAGTCAATGGCCAGCTTGGCCGCTGCGGTGTCGTAGTTAACTTTCTTGATGATATCCAGGCGGATTTGCTCGGATGCGGTGATCTCTGACATGTCTTACCTCTGTGCGATGTGGGGAGAATTATCGAAGCTACTCGGTAGAATGGCTCCTGTAACGCTTAAGCTGCGGTGCTCCATTAGTAGGAACACCCCGCTACGCTTGTTATATCCGAAATGTTACCTAAACTAACTTATGACTTTGCTCTGCCATGACAAAGTCTGCCGTTCTACCCGTGAGCTCAGGGATGAGCCACTCTCAAGCCTTCCAGGCTCTCAGTTTTATTCTCAACCAGTAGATAATAAACCAACTATGTGGCTACAATCCGCCATTGGCTGGCTGTTCAGCGCCCCGTCAATTTGTCGGATTTACTCCACGGGGTTTTTTATCACCTGAAACTGCTGGGCAAAGGCTCCAAGAATCCAGCCCACCAGCGGTACACATTCCCGGCATCCAGAAGCAGGATACCTGAGAGATGTTATATCCTTCGAACATATGAGGAATGTATCGTAAGTAGTTCTATTCAAAGGTGAGTTCATCAAGCCTTAATGGTTTTCTTATAAAAGCCTTTTGGCATTCGATTATGAGTATCTGCCCCTCGCACAATGAGCAAAACACAGGAGAGGATTTACCGGAATCACCATTTCCACAGGTGAGCTCCTTAACCCCATAAATAGTGCGCTCAATCGTATTATCTCTGATAAGATTGATATGCCCTGCATGCTTTTCACCTTGCACTATGTATTTAGACTGCTTACCTGTTATACCCTCAGAGAAAATTGCCACCCCTTTATCAAAATCCCAGATAAAAATCTTACGCCCACCGTCAGTTACAAGCATTTCCAGTGTCAGCTTGTCATTCGATGCTGGGTCAGACATTCTTGCATAGCATTTTCTAATCACAACACACCTACCCATTTTTAGGTAGAATATAAGCACACCAGAAGCGGCATTCAACAAGAAAAAATAATCTGTCCTGCATAAGCCAGCTGACCTGCCCACAGTATTAGATACAACCAGAAGATAAAAGGCCTACCGTAATGGAAGGCCTTTATGGGGTTATGCAGTATGTTGTGGTGCCGGGTGCCTCCCGGTAAGTCTGCCCCAGCCAACAGACCTGCGTGTGTGCTCAAAGAGAAAACCTGGCTGGTCGCCCCACCGCACAGGGGGATTCACCACGCATCTACATTAGCTATGCGATAAGTGCATAGTCAATCCGATGTAACCAGTAAAAACACCTCTTTCGGAAAACTGTATATCCTGGCAGACAATAATTAATCATTTCATATTGAATCATTACAAAACCAACAATAAAGTTTCATATCAGGTTTCAAATTAAGAAAAAATTCCAGTTGGGAATTTTCTCACTTAAATCCCACACTATCCCTCATGCGAACCATAATATCCATGGTCCTTAGGAGGGTTAACTCACATGATAACCATACTGATGATAGCGTTAGCTGTAGTTCTTCTTTTAGTTGCAGTGGGTTCACTGGTTTCATACTTGCGAGAAACGAGTAAATATAAAAATACTTTTAAAAAAAGGTATTAACTTTTACCCAATTCTGCACAAAAGGGGTAGTCAACCGGCACTATCCCTGCTTTCTAACTACCGCCTTCCAGTAAGAAGGCCTAAGTCACCCTGGTGTCGCAGAGAACGTCTATACGCAAGATCCATGACCTGATTACACAACCACACTCTCGCAGTGCTCTGCGCCCGTGCCCTTGAGTTCATGTCACATCATCGCCGCTAATAACCAGTACGCGTTTGGCGTTCGCATATCGGGTGACGAAACGCTCAGACTTTCCTACTGCCCGCGGTAAGCAGCCCAACGTGATCAGCGAGTACGACCCATGGGCCTAAGAATATTTAATGGCCACTATCGCAACGATCAGTGCAACCAATGCCACCAGTAGTGACACACCAGTGAGCAGCAACGAGGCCGTATTCATCATCCGCTGGTAGTAAAACTCTCGCATGGCTTTTGTAGTGGACTCGCGGTGTTCAAAATCATTCTTATTAGGATATGCCAGGTCGTAACCGTCTGAGATTTTCCTTTCAATGGAAGCGTGAAGCACGTCGTTCCAGCTATGCGTAAAATTAACAAATGCATCTGTAATTTTCTGTTTCATTGTCATCTCACCCTGATTGTTATTATTGGTGATGATATCAAATAGGATGACAAAAAAAGCCAACGTATCGGTGGGCTTGTTGTGACATGTCACGGCATCAACAATCGCTATCAGGCCTTGCTATTGCACGACATGCCCACATACAGGCTTCCTGCATTTTGGTGCGCGCGATAGCCATACAGCGCAAAGCCTCTGCTCTCTCGGTTTCGGCCTGACTACCACGCTCGACAACTTCAGCCGTTGTAACCTCTCGCTCAGTATCGAGCAGACTGCAAAAATGCCGGCTGACACCTTTGAGGCGGTTCATCCGCTCAATGTCGCCAGCGGTTAATGTGCGGTAGCCTTTTACAGTGCTGCCGTCCTGCGGTTTTGCTTCACTCATTTCGTAGCCCTTTCGGTTGTACCTGGTTTGCTTTTACTAGCTCGTAGGTGGATATTGTTGGGAAGGAAAGCATGGAGATAACCAAATGAAACAGATACTATTTACATGGTTTGCTTTTACAAATACCTATGCCTGCATCACCGCCAGCATTAACGTGAACAACTCACTAATGCTTGATTCAGCTGTGCCGTGGATTGTTGGGGTTTCTCTTGGAGTAATCACCAATTACTTATTGGTTAAGAAACTGAAGGAAAGCGGGTTTCTGTAGCCCTGCCGGTTGCTAGCCTGCTTACTTCTTAACGCTGTCCGGCATCACCGCGCCAACAACGCCAGCCAGCGCTACGCCGCCAGCGATGACCGTTTCTTGAATGCCCGGAGGCATCTGATAACCAAATACGCCAGCAATGACCAGGATGATGCCGCGCCAGGTTGACGGCTCTTTCAGCCGATTAATGAGATAGTTCATAAGTTACCTTCAGCTTTATTGTTTAACTTCCGCTACGACGCCGCCAGCGGCTTTGAATTTTGCGATGAGGTTACTGGCCTTATGCTCAAACTGGCCGTAGCCCGCGCCGGGGAGAGACGCCCAGATATTGCTGCAACGGTAGATGGCCTGAAGAAGCTGCCCGTTGTCAATGAGCGGCAAAGCTCCACGCTCTTTAATTTGCTGCAGGGCCACCTGGTCCTGCGACGCCGGTGAGAAGTCTTTCAGTCCCAACTGCTTACGGTATGCATCCCACCACTTGGCCAGCAGCTGATAGCGGCCCGCTGCGGTGGATTTAATACCCAGCTTTGGCAGGTTAACCAACTTGCGTGGATGATCGCTGTAGTCAGTAAAGAGTGAACCACCAACAATGACGTCATAGCCTCGGTTCTTTGTCGGCTGCCCCGCTTTGTCTGTACCTTCAGACCAAGCGAGCATGTCCAGAAACGCTTTACGTTGTTTATTGATCTCCAGCATCATCAACTCCTGCCTTTCTGGCTGCGATTTTTTTAATCAAGCTCCCGATCGAGTCAGTACCGATATAGCCAATGAAGACACTGGCGATGTAGGCGAGATTGCTGCTCAGGCCAATGAAGTCGAGAAGGTCACGGACGAACCAGGCGATCATCGCGCACATGACAGCATCGATCAGCGTCTTCGCCATGGCGCCACCGTTATAGCGGCCACGCAAATACGCCATGATGAAAGCCAGTATTGCGCCGATACCCTGCTCCTTAGCTGCCAGCAGAGCGGCGATGAAATCTTGTTTGTAGGGCATTCGCATAAGCCTCACCTCCGTTAATGACGGATGGCGCTGTGTGTTTGAAAAGGTTCAGGCCCATCGGGCTGATTTAGCGAAAAGCCTTAAACGGAGCCACCCGTGAGCCTGAAATGAAAAAGGCCGCGCAATAGCACAGCCCTTAAATGTTTTTGGTTAGTTGAAGTGCCTTGATCAGGCGAAAAAAAGCCCGCTCTAACGGGCGGGCAGAAAGGTAGGCATTCTGATTTTGTAACGGTTCGATACGCACCTAATAGTCCGAGCTACCGATTTACCAGGAGAGTGATCATTATTCCGTTACTGCCTTTTAAACATAGCTGGAGAAGCCGAAACGGCAACCCCACTACCAAATAGCTTAGTAGCATTGCATATGGTGCCGGGTGCCTCCCGGTGGGCATGTCCCAGCCGACATGGCCCGCGCTGCATTTACAGATCACTGTAAGTGACTGGCCGCCCCTCCGCACAGGGGGATTCACCATGCCGTTAATCTAATTTGTAAACTTTGTGTTAGTCAATATGTAACACTCTGTCAAAGGCACCCGAAGATGCCTTTTGCACAGTGTTAATCACTAGATTTAATAAGCGGCCAGAGTAAAGCGATAACCCCAGCCACTAGCACGCCATCAGCAAGGATGGACATCATTTTGCTGGTGAAATCGATGGCAACCACCAGGAACAACAAAACCCCGGCGGCCGCCCAGCGCAGTTTGCCGATCACAGGTACTGATCCAGAGGAAGCTGGAGAGCCTGAGCGATTTTCTTCAGCTGTTTCTCTTCTTCTTCACCGATACCGTCGTTATCAGCAACATCAAGGCACAGGCAAAGAACATCAACAGCGTCATTTGTACCCGCAACATCAGCCAATTCACGCAGCGCCTGAGCGTTGGCTGAACGTGGTGAAGCTTCGTAACGAGCACGAATATTACTGCTCATTTGTGCGATTTCACCGGCGAACGGCGCGAAGGCTGGCAGCGCCGAAATTGTTTTTTCCAGCGTGGCGATTTCTTTCGCATCGCAGGTACCATCGGCATACGCAATGGAATAAGCGCCCCACACAGTCGCCTCAACCGCATCGCGATTTTCCATTTTCTTAACTTCAACAACGGCTTTACGTGCTTTCTTTTTGAAGAGACCAAACATAGTGACTTTCCTTTTAGCGGGTGAGCCAGCGCTCAGGAATGATCAGCCCACAGAGATAGTCACACTGACTATTCCCTATGGCTCACCCCTGAAAGGCTCTGTGGTTAATTAGCGCCGAGCGTGGCGCAGATACGAAAAAGGCCCGCGGATGCGAGCCTTTTGAGAATTATGCTTACTTCAACTCATCAAGAGCGAAATCATTTGTGCCTAAACCACAGGTCAATTAAAAATGTTGCAAAAACAACAACAAAGAACCAGGCAATAGCCCCTTCAAGTTCAATAAGACTCATTAGACCATCCGCTTATTTTCTGTTCTTTGAGAGTATTATAGGGGCTAAGACAGTACGAATGTAAAGGTTTTGCAATTATTGCAAGAGCCCTGAAAAGCAAAAAACCCCGCCGAGGCGAGGTCTTAATATCTGTAACGTCATGGGCGTAATAACCCATCGTTGAAACGAGATTAGCCAATTTCCGCCACGTTTGCAATACCCCTTGGAAAAATCACCTCGTTACCCGTTCGAGCATCTTTTCTGCGAAGGATTCTTCAACGTGGCAATACTCCACCAGTCGATCGAAGAACAATTTGAAGTTTCTGCGCCAGGTAGTTTCTGTCACTCCAAGAGCCTTAAATACCTCGGTATCCTTTAATCTGGGATAGCCACGCCCGCTACAGCGGGGGCACTGTTTAAAAACAGGAAGCCCCTGCAACTTGGATTTTTTCTTATCGAGAACTTCACCGCGCCCCCGGCACCGGCATTCGTTCTTGATGCTCCCCTTCCCATTGCACGTTTTGCAGATTACCTTCACCTGCTCACGAATGGTTTTAACTTCCTCCCAGTCCGATGGCGATATCCCCTTCGTGATCTTGACCCACTTCGGGGGCTTTCCGTCCGGATAGGTCACCTTGTTGGTGAACACCTCAGCGTCAATGAACCCGAATCCGCCGCAACTACTGCATGTCACCTTGCTGGCTGCGCTCAGCGAGTAATCACGGAAAACGTATTCTGCCAGAACACGCAAAAATGCTCGCCGTTGCTCGTCGCCCATAGCCTGAAGAGGCCTGTTACGGTTGGCCCGCTTAGTGGCTAATTCTACGATGAAGGCGATGATATTATCAGACGAAATCACCCCCACCTTTGCGAGGTAGAGCTCTATTCCTATCGCCGATTTTGATGCTGCGAGCCCCAACGCGGCCATGACATCAGTAATCGTGAGTGTGTCAGCGGTGATCCCACATGGTACAGCACCGGGCATCATCGATTTTGGTGAGAAAAATTTTGGTAATGCATCAAGTTTCACAATTATGCCCCTACTTTATAGATGAGGATTTGGTTTCTGAGGATTCGATAAGCCACCGGGAACGATCCGCGATAGCGGATGATATTCAGTCGTTGCCAACGTTGACGAATATCCTCGATAATTTCTGGGCTCAATTTTTCGCTCTCCGGATTCTGGCTTTGGCGTTACGCTCGATCTGGATAAGTTTCTCGATGTTCCGACGGCGCTCTTTTTCCTCTTTGCGAAGGGATTTCACATTGTCTGCAAGCTGCGTCTCCTTTTTGGCGAGTGACAGCATCCAGTCGAAAGGATCCACTGCGGCGCCACATGTGCGGCAACGAACCTGCCGTTCTTTCTCGTTGACGCTGACGGCAGGATGACGGCAAAAAGGCCGCTCGGATTGCTCATACAGAAAGTTGGTCATATCACGCGGCTCATCCTCTTTTGCGGGAAACGCGACGATATTGCTCAGTTCGCTTTCGGTTTCAGTCGTCATGATTTAATGAGTCCCTCTCTCCGCCAGATTTCGAGTGTCCGAAACACGCCTTCTGCATGCATCAGGCGCAATTCGTCGTAGGTGAAATCGGTGATTTTGGTTCTGCCGTCGATTACGTCATGGCAGTTACTGCAGGCGATCGCCGCCTGGGTATCATCGGGTTTGCAGCCAGTTCCGCACGTACCCGCCAGCCGGTAATGTGCCAGCACGCTGGTTTCCGGGTTGCCGTTGCAGTGCCCGGGGATCCGCACGGTACATTCTCTTCCACGCGCCTCTTTGCGTAGGTTCGCCATAATCACTCCCACATCCTGTTGCGCCAGCGGGAGTCTGGCCGCGGCGGATTTTTGTCCTCCACCAGCTGCGCGCTGACGGTCCATGTCATAAAGTCAGGGTTTAAGCTTCGTTCGAACTTTATGCCCCGCTGGCTATATCTCTCAATCAGTTCGTCGGCCTGCTGCGTTGTGCATTCGTGATGGTGAAACCATGAGCGTTTCATCGGCATCACCCCGCGAAGCTTAAAAGCTGGTTGGCGGCGTTCTCAGCTTCCTGCAGGCTGTTGAACGAGCGAGAGAGGACCCACCGCCAGAGAACATCGAGCGATGCTTTGTACAGTTCCTGGAATTCGCATTCGTCCATGCTGGCGAAAGAAATGCTGCGGGGATGTTTTTTCAGCGTGCCATCCGGCAACTGGATGGCGTCATAGTGTCCAGCTTCAACGATTACCCATGCGCGATAGGCATCAAATGATTTACAGATGCTGATACTGCCAGCGCGTTTCTCGGCTATCCGGTCGAGGTATTGCTCAGCGGCATCAAGCAATGCTGATTCATTGCCGCCATACGCTGCCAGGTATTTTGCATACCCCGTCACCAGTCGGCGTTCATTGGACGAGATCGCCCCGCCGGTAGGTTCCCAGTATTCAAATCCGAGATTGAGCAAAGCGAAGAAGCGGCGGTGAAACGCCGGATTTCGGACAAGCTTATAATCGGCTTCCAGGACGGCGCCGAGCTTGCATTTTGACTGCAGAAAATCACTGGTCTCCTGCGTGGCAGGGATCAGTATGCCTTGAGACTGCTTTATTAGGTGTAATTGCTGCGCCATCGTTTTCTCCGGTGGCGCAGTAGGTTAACGGTTGTTCAGGCCGTTGATTTCATATTATCAGTTGAGGGTGAAATGTGGTAGCCGAGGCGTCGAAGAAATGCCGTCATTGTGGACAAATTAAACACAGACTCATCATCAAGCAACGGCCTGAGCGATACCAGACCATTTTTGCTATAAACCAGATGGTTATCACCTGCCGGTATGGACCCCATGATCACTCCGTCAGAACGACGGACGATATCATACCACTCTGCTTGCTCAACCACCTGCACCTCCACTACGTTCTTCTCGTTTTCATCCTCGTCTTTAAATTACGTTACCAGACGATTTCAAAAGCCGAATAGCCAGAGAGAAGAAATTTCAAATTATTTCTAAAAAAATACTGTGCTTATATACAGTATAATTAATTCTACGATTATTCAAGATGCCGATGGTACTTTTTTAAAACCGTATCCTACTGTTTTTATTGTGTTTTTCAAAATGAAACGGGCCAAGGGGAAGAGTTACGTCTTGTCGTTCTGTTCAGGCATTATGATGTAGCGCGGATCGGATGCTCAGGTCCGTTGGATGCTCGGCCCACGTTAGTAGCGCCCTCTTCTCAGAATATGCATTGGCTCAAACATGACCTGAAAAAATTCTCAGGCACCGCACAATCCAGATGGCCGGTCAGATTTGAGAGAAAAGTTGGCAATGCTATCTTTAATACTTCGTGAACGTTGATAAGGGAGCTGCTGTTATGGATAGGAAATTATCTGGTGGGTGTTTATGTGGGTTTATCAGATTCACAGCGGTGAACCCTTCTTCCTCTCATTCCTACTCCTGCGATATATGCCTGAAGCATTCTGGCTGCCAGACCGCAGTATGGCTTGAATTTCACTCTGATGATGTTGAATGGACTGGCGAAGGGGGTGTTCCTTCCCTGTTCCGCTCATCCACAGCTTCATCCAGGGCATTTTGCGCCCGTTGTGGCACCTCAGTTGGCGCTATCGATGACACTCCAGTGATCGCTTTTCTGAGCGGTATCTTTGACAACAACGAGCAGGCCTTGTTTTCGCCACAATTTCACTCCTTTCAAGATATAAAACCTGAATGGTGGAAAAAAATCATGCCTGATACTGCTGTCTAAATAATGAAGCAGTGTCATGAAGCCATCTCATGGCATTCAAAGTAACTGTGAAGCGAATAAGGTTAGTGTTTGTTTTGGTCCTTAACTGTCTGCAGTGATCGAGGGGCGGAAATTTTAGTTTAGGACATATTGCAGCGACTTTTGGACTGGCCCCACCCCGGTGAGTTATCAGGAATGCTGAAAGTTGATTCCAATAAGAGCGACTCACATTTGGTCTGGATGTGACCGTGGCGGATAGATATGTAAATGTATTATGGCGGGGCGCTCAAAGCTACATACTAAAATATCCAGATCAATTAACGAGATGAATGGATTGAAATTTTCAATCAAAAAAGAAGTACGAAAGATTCTGTAAGGATAACAAGGGAAAGCTGGGAAACTACGAACTTCTTCCCTCGAAGTTAAGTCAAGGTTAGCATCCCAGGATTTGGGAGTTGATTAGTGTAAAGTGGATGTTATGCTCAAATTATTCCATTTTTCATCCATACACCTTAAATATAAAAACATATCAACACAAAACACCCAGTCCTATATTTCATCCCAACCCTGTAACTTAATGTTTAATCTTGTTAAAATTATTAGCCATTTTTTCATTAATTATGCCACCGCTCTTGTATTTTTTTTCTCGCAAAACATTATTAAAACAACTCAGTTCGGAAATGTTCTCCACCTGCGTAAAGTAGAATAATTTCAAAATAGTACATCGTACGAATGAACGAACAATTTGCAATTGTTGTATTGTGACAGATTTGGAACCGGCGTGAGCTATTTTTGAACGCATAGCATAAAATGATTTAACTTTCTTTTCAATTTCTATGCACTCTTTAGTTGACTCACCATTAATGTATGCACACTGCTCCGCAATACTTGACATAATTGAAGGAGTGATAATACTTTTATCATCAATCTTCAGTAGTGCCTCAAGTGCAATAACTGTTTTTAGGTAAGCGCTAGAAAGATTGTTATCTGAATAAGATTCCCCGAGCCATTCGACCGCCGTAGATATTCTTTTTTCAAAATTATTATCATAATCTAATACGATACGAGCCAACACATCGAAAAAGTCAACCATCTCTCGAGGAAGATATTTTGACAAAGTTGAAATATCAAGATCGCCTTTGAATTGTTTTCTTACTTCGTCCCCACTAAAGATACCATACTCACTACTAACGGTTGTATTTTGATATGGAGAGAATCGCATCCTCAAAATCCCTATTGAATAGGTTGAATGTAGCTCTCCTAACAAAAAAGCAATAAAATTTTCAAATGAATTAAATGCAGCATCCGCAAGTTCTAAAGCTTTTTCTGGATCTCTGGATTTTACAGTGCATTTGATAATTGTTCTTTTTGATTCTACGCTTTGGATGCGTGAAAATCCATCATTCGGTAATTGCTCAATGAATTCATCTTTATGTCGTGGTAGCTGATAAATTATCAACGGTCCAATTTTGACCGGACCGGAAAAGTCATTAATTATTACACCATGAAATGTTCTTGTTACAATATAATCAACTGTATTTAGCGACTTGAGGTTCTTTAAAAACTCATCGACGCGACAATCAATATCTACTATGGATTTCTTATCACATTCATGCAATGTCTGTCGTATTATCATAAGCAACCATCGTTGTGATAATCCCTCCCCATTTTTTGATATGAGGAAATCGTTCATTGCCTGGCTAAGTTTTTCGCTATCAATAATTTTAACATAATCAGAAAATTCATACGCAGCTGATGTTATACCTCGATTAACAACCTCTCCATTACGGAAGTCACACGCTTCGAATATACGGGTGAGTATTTTTTCTTTACCTATTGCCATCTCATTACCCCTGTGAATTACGGATACCAAACCTCAATGCATAATGCATTTTATTAACGTGTAGATTGTACTGCAATTTAAGTTTAGATGCCATTGAAAATATCAACTTTTTATAGAGTGGAGTTTTTACTGCATATCATGGAACCTATTGAAGTAAACTCATTCGGATTGATTGACTTACTTTTATTATTGTTTAGCCTCGATACATCCGAAGAAGGAAAATTCAGTGTCACTGGTTGAGACGAACACTATCTTGATACTTGGAGTGGAAGCGGCTTAATTAAATCAGTACAAAACAACAAATTCACTCTCAAGTTAATAAACAGACCAAGTTACAATATATCTAACAATTTAGACTTCTTTGATTTTTCTTTGAAAAATAAGTTAATTGGAGAATAATGTACACTCCCTGAGCGTTATGGTTATCAGACCCTGTAAGTCTGTACCTGGATTAATGTTTACCGGATTGCTTTCGATTTTGACTTTGAATCCAATTAATAAAGGAAACACACTGTTTGAACTGAACTGAACTGAACTGAACTGAACTGAACTGAACTGAGAGTGTGACATCCTTTCTCCATTTAGCATCGCAGGTTGTTAGTAACGTCCGCTCTTGGCTGTGAGTTCAACCGATGGATGCAACACATTGAGATCAGAAAACTACTCTAACCATGATGGTATTATGGTTTATGCAACCTCCCTCACCTTACACATTTCCGATAAGTTCGCCCTCACCAGAGCCTCAGCAAACGGCGGTGGGACAGCGTTTCCGCAGCGCGCCACCTGCTTATCTTTGGCGTATCTCATGCCGAGGCAGACCTACTTGGTGGTCTATTGATGAGGAATGCTTAACAACATAGAAATAAAAAACCCGCCGAAGCGGGTTTTCTCATGCTGCCTTACCATTTCTCTCTGTCAACGTTGGCAAAATAGAAAGTAGAAGGCTCTCCAGTTGTGTAGTCTGGCAGTTTAGATGAGACGACTACCACTGGGTAAGTGGCATTGACGCCATACTCAAGTAGTAAGCTAACCCGCCAAGCATTAACTAACCACTTTATTATGGCTACATCTAACATTTATTTCAGAAACTTGTTATACACGAAGAACTCAGTATCTCGCACAAATCCATTACGCTCATACAACGCCTGTGCACGGATGTTATCTGTAGCGGTACTGAGCATAATAAATGCCGAATCGCTCTCCTTCGCCAGTTGCTCAGCACGTGAGATTAGTTTGTGTGCCACACCATGCTTACGAGCTGACTCATCAACGAAAAGGTCATAAAGCAACCAAATACGTTTCATCTCAAGAGAGCAAAATAAAGGATAGAGCTGCGTAAAGCCTACCGCTTTCCCATCAACCTCGGCGTAAAAGATCACGGACTCATTAAGCTGAAGGCGCTTGAGAATAAAATCTCTGGCCTGCGAGGCATTTTCTTCGACCTCGTAGAAACGACGGTACCCGAGATACAGGGGAAGGATAGTATCCACATCATGTGGTTGAGCCTGGTAAATCTTCATACAAAAACCTCATAACTAATGAGCGTATAATTGTATTACAAATAATTTTTCCGATTTGTCCTTTTGTGGGCTTAAGTTCACTTTTCGCCCCCCCATTCTCCTGTTGGATTGATTTTTCGCCATAAAAGATAAAACCTGCCGAAGCGGGCTTTATCATATACATGACCGGTGCAGCGCTGAACCGGGGGGACGTAAACAATATCCGCAAGGCCATGAAAAGCGCCAAGATACCGGGCAACTTCCGTAACCTGTTTATGTACTCGCCCAATGGTAAAAAGGGCTGCATCCAGATAATACCGCTGTCAGAGATCGCGGCGAAGGATGAATTTCTGAATATCAAGAACGTCAGCCGAGATGATAGGATGGCAGCGCACCGCGTGCCACCACAGATGATGGGAATTATGCCTAATAACGTAGGAGGTTTTGGTGATGTTGAAAAGGCCAGCAGTGTTTTTGTACGCAATTAGTTAGTTCCACTGCAAAAACGATTAAAGGAACTTAACGAATAGTTAGGCGAGGACGTTATTAGTTTTGAATCTTATACTTTATGTTAACCAAACTTTTAATCAATAATACAACTATGGCACTTAATGTGCCATAGCACCTCTATTCTTCCATAATCAAAATGTCAGCATCATTAAGAAACAATCCTTGCAATACGGACATATTCATGAGCCCTGACTTTTTAATAATAGCTTTTAAAAAAACATGCCGTTCATCAGTTAAAAATGCAACCCCATCATTTCTAAACATATCAACCAGTTCATTCATTAATACTGATGCAGTTGCTAATAAGCTATGCTCTTCAAGAAAACAATATGTATAATATGGGTCGTTAATATAACTTGCTAACAGTCCTTCCAAGCGATTCAAATCTCTCAAATCTTCTGGCACTGCTTCATAGCCATAATCAGGCTCAATGAAGGACGAACTTCTATAATTAACAAGTTCTCTACACTGGATAGCCCACTCAAAAACACTAATTGAATCAATTGTATTAGTATTGAGCTTGTGAGATTTACATAACTCAGCAAAGGCCTTAATAGTAGTTTTGTGATCTCCTTTTATTCTATTAGTGGAAATACGTATTGGTACAGCATTTTCCACGCACTCTAAAAAAAATATCTCCCCTTTTCCATTTTTGAAAATAGCATATCCCTCAAGAAGCAAAAAAGCTCTTAACGAATAAAAAATGGAATAATATAATTTAATTATGGCCCATGATGAATGCCCCCTTCTAAGGCTGTATAGTGACTCCAAAAAACTTACAGATGCTTTGTAAAAAACATCTATTGAGTCACTCCTAATAGCATATTTCAAGTCTGACAATTTACTAGCACTTAACTGAATCGAATCAATCCTATCTTTATATTGACCTAACTGAGTGGGATCCGAGCATCCCACTTCAGCCTCAATAAACTCCTGACAGAGATATCTTTTAAAATTCATATTCATCCTGAGACGGTAGTGATGACAGTACGTTTTCTTCCAGCAATTCCTTCACTCTTTTCCTTGCTGTTTTACCATCATGATTCTTTAATTCATCCCAGGTAATAAGTGTCGATTTCTCTAACGAAATAATTGACTTTATTGTATCAACAGTAAATGATTTCCTTTCAACGCATTGTGAAAGTAGTTTTTCAGTCAAGAAATCCACAGCCCCCGCAAAGCCAGCGGCTTTTACAAATGGATTCTTTGCTTTGCTATTCCAAATATTTTCTTTGTCGTAATAGTATTTGATACCATTGAAGAAGTTTATGATCAAATTGCGTTGATTATCATATGTCCTAATATTATATTTCGCAAATGTTCCCGCTGGCTTAACATGCTCTTTTAAGGATTGAACAATGGTAGATAACTCGATATTACCAACGCCACGAGGTGACCCCGGAAACTTTATTAGCTTATAAAACGGAGATGTCTCTAAATCATTTAGCTCACGAGCAATGTCAGTTATACGATTTATCGCATGAGTTTCATCATCTTCGAGTTCACCAAAAAGATCGTAAATTAAGCTCTTAGGTACTGGTTTTTGTTCTGTATTAATATTTAAGAAAATTTTTGCTGCTTGTGGCGTTGTTAATGATTCACATAAAGTAACTAATATGTCCATTTCTCCAACTTTAGGATCTTCCTCCATAGCTTCTTCTAAACCCGCTAATCGATGCTGACCATCAATAACCTGAATAGATGCAGGAATAAAATCAAAAGAAATGACACCATCTTTAACTTCAATATTTTTATCTGCATTCGTCCAGTTCAAAATAAATGAACTAAAGAATATATTACCATCAAGAACATATTTTTTAATACTTGTTATTCTTCTACTATTAAGTACACGCTGAACGGCTCCTTCCTCATTATCTCGCCCTCGTACAGCAACGTAATACATGGGGATCAATTCTTTTACCTTCATAGAGAAAGTAAATGCAGGAATATCACCAAAAACTGTTTCTAGACACTGATAACTAAGTTTATTTATTGCCATTATTCATTTACCTGCTTTATCAGTCAGTTGGAAAATTTTGCTGCTACATTACAACAATTGGGTTTGCCACACAATATATCGCGGTCGCGCGCGCTCGTATCCCCGCCACGCCAACACGTTTTGTGTAATGGCTTCAAGCAACTGCATGTGATGTAACCGGCCCGCCAGTTCTAACGGGCCGGTTACATCTCACCTACAGTTCATTATCCCTCAGTATCTTTGATACATAAAAGTTGTTCATTTGGCCCCCTCATGCAGCTGCGCTGCGATGCACGAAAAAAAAGACTCCCGCGTATGACTATTAAGCGCTGGTGCAAACGCAGCGTTAAGAACGGCAGCATCACAGCCGTCATCGGTATAGAGCGCAATTTTTTTCTCAAGGCGCGCTTTGGCCTCCTGCAGCTGCATACCCCGGCAGGCACGCGGGATATACTCAGCAATTTGAGCGATACATTTTTCGTTCTGTTTAAACATGCTTCACCCCGATAGGCTTGATGGTGTCCAGCAGCAGCCGGCGGCGCGTATTTTCTGCAAAGTGACGGCGCCCGGTTTCTTTGTGGTAAAACTCGTTTTTGCCAACGACCCACATCCGCTCTGTCTGGTGCAGTTTTTTTACCTGCGGACCGTCTTTGGTGATCACGATGCCGGTATGGGTTTTCACAATTGTCATAAGGCCTCCCGTGATGACGATGCCGGCGTACAGGTAAAAATCATTTCCTGAATATCGAGGAAACGCTGGAATACAGGACAACCAAGCAGGCTGTAATTCATCCCTGACGCTGCCTTTGGCACCATCCCTAACCGTTTCATGTCAAAATCGATGACGGCGCGCTGATCGCGGAACAATCCCAAACGACCATGTCGTACAACCTCGCCAGTCGCTTCTGCTTCGGAAAAATATCGTTGGACAGTAGCGCGGCTCAGGCCCAGTTTGTTCATTGCCTCGGCGGTCGTGAGGCGCCCCTGATGCCTGGTGATCCGAATCACTGCGCGGACGTACTCTCTGCGCTCAATTGCTGACAATGCTCTAGCCATTCATACCTCACTTAACGACACGCAAATGGCGCACGTTTTTGCGATAGCTGTCCCACTCAAAATTCACCCACATACCGCCGTCCATCTGGAGACGGTCAAGGATCCGCATACCCAGTGTTTCCTTCAGCGATTCGTAGTTCAGGTTGGTTAGGATGCCGACAGGCCGCATGGAGGACAGTCGGCGATCGATAACCTGATTCAGGATGACTTTTTCACCGCTGCTTCCGCGCTGAATACCCACCTCATCCAGAATAAGCAGGTCCACATGGCACAAATCGTCCAGCAATGACGCCTCTGACTGCCCGCCGTCATAGCACTCGCGAACACGTAGCATCAGGTCAGGAATAGTCACCAGCAGCACAGAGCGGCCACCCGCCAACAGGTGATTTCCGATTGCCGCCGCCAGATGGTTTTTCCCGGTGCCCGGCGATCCGCTGAATACGAAACTCGCAAACCCAGAACCGAAATGCTGCGCGTAACTTTTCGCCATCGAGAGCGCCCGACGCTGGCCATCCGACTCAACCTGATAGTTAGCGAATGTGCAGCCGCGGTGCAGATCCTGAATTCCTGCACGTCCAAAGATTTTCTCTGCACGTGCTCGCTGGTTTTGTTTTTCCAGTTCCTCACAGCGCTTACGGCCTTCTTCGGCTTGCCAGGCACGCCATTCATCAACGCTGCCGAATTTTGGCTGAACGCCAGGGGGAATGAGTTTTTTCAGTCGCTCCAGTGCATTCCCGGTACCAATCATGTTTTTCATCGCTACCCCCTGAATCCCGATGGGATGGTTTTGTCAGGTTCCGAAATCTGATTGGGATCTCGTGCGCCTGGCGCCTGCTGAATCGCCCACGGTTCGCTGAAATGCATACCAGGGCCAAAAAACGTTTTCGCCTGTTTCACGTACTGCGTGTTGAGGATTCCCTCGGCTCCAACGAAAGCCGCGTAACGCTCCACACCTGCGAGGATTTCCGCCGTAGTGGTTCCATCCCTGATTCGGGCATTCCAGGCTTTGAAGGCATCGGATTTGCTGTTACCCCCTGCCCGCCTGGGATAAACCGACCAGACCTGCTCGAAATCATTCGGGTATATTTTTTGGGAATCAGATTTATCGCCTTCGTCCTGGTTCTGATCGTCTGGGGGTGTGGCGGAGCCATGCCCCGAACTATCTTCTTCCTGATCCTGTTCCTGCTCCTGATCCTGTTCCTGGTTAAGGAACGGTTCGAGAACCCTTTCGGAACCCTTTAGTTTTTCGATGTCGATGTGGGATATTGCCGAGGCTAAAACCCGCGCCAGCTCTGGCTTCACCGTAGATTTGTCCGGGACCTGATCAAACAAACGCAATGCTGCAATTCCCTGGTTTGGGTTTTCAACTGAATTCCAGGTCAGAAAGTTGCGAATTAACACCCATTTCGATGACGAATCACGCGTTGCGAAACCGTTAGCCGATAGCTCATCAAACCCTTTCGAAACCCTTTCAGGAGTCCAGGCTAAGTCTTCCGAAACGTATCCATCAGGCAGCCGGAAACACCCAATCATGTTCGTGTGTTGCCCTGTGAGCAGGTACAGCGCCAGCAACCTGGCATCATCCGATACCCGGCGCATTCCATCGCTTATCCAAAATGATGTATGCACCTTGCCGTAATCACGCATAGAGACCCCGTTGTTGCTTAAACTGGTGTGTTTTCATCACCAAGCACCCACAGCAAAGCCGCTGCGTATTCGCCGCTGGCGGTTTGAAGTTGCAGGGTGATTTCCTTACGGGATTTGAGACGAGGCTTTGTGTCGCCGAGGACAGCGCGCTGGCGGCGAGCTTTCTCGTGGCCAGTTACACCCTCTGCCGCTGCCTCTAACTGTTTGACCGTTTCCCGTTGCTTTTCCGGTGGCATATCGACCAGCTGACGAGCTTGAGTGACAGTGACTTTTCCAGCCTCAACCGCTGCCTGGACGGCCTGCGTAGCATCCAGTAGAGCCACGGTTGCCTGGACCGTTTTTACGCTGCAGCCAAAAAGCAGGGCAATGTCATTTTCGTCATGACCGTATTCCATCTGCTGAACCATTTTTTTTGCCCGGCCCAGTGGGGTATCTGGTTGCGTGATCTCGTTTTCGCTGACCATGTATTTGGCCATTTGAATTGCCGAGCCGCGCTTAGCTATACCGGGTACCGGCCAGGGTTCCAGCCCTACCCGCTTTCTCCTGGCGTTTGCTTCCATAGCGTTCTTTACGCGCTGCCGACCTGCAACCACGCAGGTTTTCCCTGTCTCTGGGTCCTTCCACACGATAATCGGTTCGAGTACCCCAAGTTCCATGATGTTGAGGATCACAGCTTCATTAAGCGGTAGGTGTACTCGTTCGTCGTAAAGCGGGTGTGTTGTATCGGTCACCAGATGCAGGTTTTCCGGTTCGAAAAACAGGACGTTGCTTTTACCGCTGGCGCCGTACGCGTCGATCGAGTTTTTAGCCATGGGCGCCCCCGTTATTGATATTCAGTTGGTGAGTGTTCATAATTTCCCCTGTGAATTGATCCAGTTAATTCGCAACGAAAGCCGTAGGTGTTGCAGCACCGCGGCTTTCACCTTTTTTGATATTTCCCATTACAGAGCCCCCAGCATTGAAGTGACAATGGCCATCAGTGGTGCTGTTAACTCCGGATCTATCCTGAACATCTCGACAATTCCCTCGCTCAGTTCTTTCAGCTTCTGATGGCGTGGAGCCCCCACAGCAACGGCAATCTTTGCTTCGCTGGTTTCTTTTTCCAGACGAGCCAGACGGGACATAAAATTGTCTTCGGGCATCAGGCGATGGCGAAACTCCAGCGGAAGAACGGTCATGATTGCCGGGGTAAGAAGGCGAACGTACTCGCGATAGCGTTCAGACTCGGCCAGGTTGTCCAGGTAGCGAAAAAGCTTTTGTCTGGCTCGGCTGATGTCATCAGGAAACGCGATCTCCTCGCCGCCCTGCAGTCGCCACTCATCGATGATGTGTGCCGACACAACGTCCTGCCCTTCAGCTGCTGCCCAAGCACGAACGGCAGAGCGAATTGCGTCGTTATCCGCCTCTCTCTGTTGATTACGCTTTATCAGAGCGCCGGTGTTGAATCCGGTATTTTGTTGAAAGGGAAGTGTTTGCATGTTCAGCCTTCCTGTTTCGGCAGGCCGTCAGTTGGATTCGGGTAGAGATCCGGGCGAAGTTCGTGCGGGGTGACGCCGGTGATGTTGAATATCGGCAATACCCGGTCGTGAGGAACAACGCCTTTGTAGCGATTCTTCCAGCGACTTACCGACATGGGTTTAATGCCCAGTAGGGTTGCCAGATTGCTAGCTGTACCTGCTTTTTTGATGGCCTTTTCTAATCCGTTCATAGTCGTCTCCGGTGAGTATTCACATCAATTAAGCCTAAGACTTAATTATCAGTCAAGTCTTAGGCTGATTTAAATTTATAAGCAAAAGGCTTACTCTTCTGATATGACTGAGAAAAAATTACTTAACCCGATTCTCGTAGAGCGCCTGACAGAACTAACACGCCGCGGGATGACAAAATCTGATATGGCCAGGGTTGCGGGAATAACGCCGCAGTCCGTTAACGGCTGGTTCAAGAAAGGCGCCATGAGTAAGGAATCTGCGCTTGCGGTCGCAGATGCCGCCGGGGTGTCAGTGCCCTGGTTACTGGGAGAAGAAGTTAATGAAGGGAGTGGGCTAAAGCCCGACGAACAGCGTTTGCTGGAGCTTTATCGCCAGTTACCCGAGGAAGAGCAGCAGAACATTTTGCGAATAGTGTCTCTGCGGCTGAAGGAGCTCGACGAACTATATGCCAAGTACATGGGGCGGCGGATTAAGGGTGATACGGAGTAACTGAAAGTATAAGTAGGCGAGGATTGAATAGTAATTATCTTTGTTCAGCTCATTGTTAAACCTGGTTTTTATATCTTAAATAACAAGGGATTAGGATGGTAAAGCTATGCTTCCCACCCCTTCTTTCTCCCGGATTTCATGACCTTGATGATGCTCAGGTCAAATCACTTTGTGTGGATGCTTTTCCGGAATCCGTGAGAAGGAGTATGCTATACTGTAATTACATACAGTTAGTGAGTGATATAAGAAATATCAATAAGCAATTTAATTGTTTTATTGAGGTGTGGGTAGATGGATCATTTACCACTGAAAAGCCGGAGCCTGATGACATTGATATACTTTTAGTAATTGATTCTAATAGACTTAATCTTGTTCCTGTGATGTTTCAACCACAGATTGAGAAGTTTTTAAACAGGCAGTACATTAAGCATAACTATAAGATTGACCTGCTATTGTTAGAACATGGTAAGGACGAGGACAGAATGCATTGGAGGGGGGTGTTCGGGCATGACAGAGAGGACACACCTAAAGGTATAGTGAGGATATCATTATGAACAGTAACAGTAATATGACCGCTTTAAAGGGGCGCATAAAGTTCGTTCAGGATAAACTCGACTCAATGTCCGCCAAATCGGAAATGTCCTTTGCAGACAGACTCATTTTCAACAATATGGACTCCTATCTTAGCGATCTTAAAGCAGAACAAGTTGCAGAAGATGCACGCCATCCATTGCTAGATTTTATGGAGCTAAGACTGAAAGGTGTAGTTGTTGACCTTGGTACAATTCCATTAGAGTTGCTGGGGGTGATATCCCATAACCTGGCTGCGCTTGTCCAGCGCGCTACCCACAAGCTTGCTTCCGGGAAAGACTCTCATAAGGTTCCTTATGACATAAAGAGCTCATTGAATATGAGGCTTGCTGAATTATCACCGGGCTCAACTCGACTTGGATTAACCTTTTCTACCGGTGATTGTGAGCTTGTGGAAACGGTATCAAGTAAGGCAGTGAAGGAGATTATTGGGCTGCTGGACACCAATGACGCGTCAGTAATGATGAACCAAATAGCCGAGATAGGTTATAACTCTGCACAAAGCCTAAAAAGAATTGTCGAGGAGTGCGATAAAAACCACGTTGATTTTGATCTATCATGGATTGGCCCATTTAGCGATGGTGCGCGTATAGTGAAAGTAAGCTCCAGGAAAATCAAAATGTTAAGCGACCGTTTGGCATCAACCACCATATCGCAACCAGTTACTGAGTCTATCGTCGGAGTACTGGCATCATTATCAAAATATGGCAAGATGGATATTGAACTTGATGGTGAGAAAATCAAAGCTTCATTTCCAATAGAAATGTTAGATGAAATACAGAAAAGTCATAAGGTTGGCCAACAGGTTTCATTGTCAGTAGAAGTAACTGACATTTACAATGAAAACCTTGGATTACATCGTAAAAATTACCGAGTTAAATCTTTGAGATAGCGTAAACCCGGCCATCGAGCCGGGTTTTTATTGCCCTACTCTTTTGGTAGCCACAGAACGTCAATAGCCAACTCCACAGCCAGATCGACCTGGTCTTCCTACCACAACACCTGAATCACTTCTATTAGCGCCTCTCTTGACGGCTCGCACTGCTCAACCAGCAGCTGCATAACCGCTATCCCGATAACCTGCACTATCTGCGGGTGCATCTCCGCGAACAACTCATCATCGTACCCCATACATACAGCCATCTTTTGGTGATTTTGTGAACATAACACACTGCCACCCCCATAAAAATTAAGCCATAAACTTAATGGTGAATAAGTTCAAGACTTGACAAAATTTAAGTCCAAGGCTTAATATCAACTCACACTACAACCCACCCAGGCATGGAGCCCACGAAGTAGCTGCCGGCGGCATACGAATCACCGGATGAGGTGGGGATATCAACGCGCAGTAGGTTTAAACGTTCCGCTGGCCGGCGATAAGGCAATGAGGGTGAGATGAGTAAGGTAAAGGTGGCGCCTATTGAACTCGAAATAAACGCCACGGAAGTAATCAATCAGGTCGAGGAACTACTGGGGTTACTTGAGCTTCCAGCCCGTTCCCTTGAAGGCATCCCTGAGGATGTCGTCAACCTGCTTTTTGACAACATCCGTCCCTTGCTTAACGACATCGTCCTTAGTGATTTCTCGACCACAGTTGGCACAACTGACGCCAACAAAATTTGTATCAAAGTCGAAATCATCGGGACGCTTGAGCATCTCGCTTCCGCAATCAGGGCAAGCAACTTTCATCGTTGTCAGTTTTGACATTTTTATTTCCTTGCTGGCTGTGTGAGAACTACCAGCATACCACCGAGCCTGAAGTGGTTAAAAGACAGGCATAAATGAGGTGTTGAAATGAGTAAGCAAGGCATCCGAGCCATGGTCATTTCGGCAGTTATTGGGCTCTTCATCTGGATCGCGCTCTTCTGCGCGCTGTGGGAGATTCTCTAATGGTTAAAAAATATAGGGATGTGCAGGTTATAGACCTGCTTTGTATTTATGAGGTTCAGGGAGAAGAAACTCCATGTGACGCTGACAATCAGGAAGTCGTCATTGAATCAGCAACCTACGAATGGTTAACAGGTACTTTATGACTGGAAGCCTATTCGCCTTGGTTCTCACCGTCAGCATGCTGACGGGCGGTAATCAGGATGTCCTGCTCGGCGTTTACGACACTGAGAATGACTGCAAGGCAGCTGCAGAAGAGCAACACGTGAAAGCTGAATGTTATCCGCTGAAAGGTGTACTGGACGAGCATCCGGCCGGGTTCACGGTGCAAATGTAGGGGGAAGAATGCAGAAGAAATGCGGTTACTGCCGCAAAGCAATCGAGGGAAAACCAGTGGTAAGCACCCTGTTGTACCTCCAGGGGAACCAGCTCGCACGGAAAGAAAAAGAGTACTGCTCTGAACGCTCCGCCTCTTACGACCAGATGGCGCACGAGAGCTAACGTAAACCCGCCGAAGCGGGCTGTACGTCCGGTGCCACCGACCAAAGTTACACCGGAAATTACCAAAACCAATGACAACCCTGAATGGGCGCTACCAATGGCCCGGGGGATTCTACATCCAAAATAGAGGCTATCACATGGAATATTTTTATCTGATAAAAGCAACTCAAAAATCGGGTAAAGCTGATGCCGTAATCTGGCGTACCAATAAATCAGAAGCTCGCGCCCTTCTGCAACTGGACGTCGATCTGGAAGACGCCGGGATCGAAACAGGCCGCGGCAAAGACTATCAAAAACCAATTCGCACCGATTTCCCGGTATTCAATGACCTGCCGGCGGAGGGTGTTCTCGATTACTCATGGTGCGAACGCTACCAGCTCGGCGACGATGGCCGCACCTGGGCTCTGAAGCCAGGTCAGGCGCCTGCGGATCATCACATCGATGATGCCGGAATATCCGCTGAGCCCGTTAGTGGCGAGCTGGTTGATGCCAATACTACTGGTGACGCGGCACAAGGTGAGACCGTGGAAACTTTCGGTAGCGATGAATACCAGAACGATTCAAGCGCGCTTTTTAACGTGGCAGAACTCCCCTTTCGCACTCAGTTGCTGGCGCAGTATATGGCCGAAGAACGCCACGTTTATCATATCAGCATGCCTCACTGGCAGGAGCTGTCAGTTCTTGAAATGGACACTGATAACGCAGCCGTGCAGGATCTGATTCTGGCCGCCGAGAATATCCCTGAAATCAAAAAATACGATATGCCGGCGCTCTGGAAATTCACCAGTGCCAATAAAAAAGTCTTCCCCGAAGGGAAACGGCATGAGCTTGGCAAGCGTATCCAGTTTGCAAAGCTGTGGTTTGCCACGAACGCGCTCGACCGCGGTATTCTCACCAGGGAATGGGCCGCCGGTAACTGCATTTCTTCGGTTTTGAAAACCGATGCAGGTACGAATGCTGTCGGCGGTAATAAAACCGATCGCAACCCTGACTACACCCATACCCTTGATACGCTCGATGTAGAAATAGCCCTGGCCACAATGCCAATGGATTTCGATATCTACAATTTCCCGGCATCAATTCACCGCCGGGCCAAAGAGATCGTTCAGAAGAAAGAAAGTCCGTTCAAGGAATGGTCTGCAGCGCTGCGCAAGGTCGCAGGCATCCTGGATTATTCACGCGCAGCCATTTTTGCCCTTATTCGTGGCGCCACCAGCGATATTCATCATTTTCCGGTAAGTCTGCAGACCTACATCAATGCGAACCTGACCGAGCATAAGCATGACACCCCTTCTGCTGAGACGCTTGAGAAAGCTGGTCATGTTTCATCTGCCGCCGTCACTCTGGACGCTGTGAAAAAGGCTATCGATGGAGATGAAGGTGTGCCTGACCTGGAAACTCTCCCAACTGACTTTCAGGTAATTGGCACCGAACTGGTGAAAGAAGATCAAAAGAAACGCCCTGACGCTAATCAGGTTCTGGCCGCCGAACGTGGCGAATATGTCGAAGGTATCAGTGACCCCACGGATCCGAAGTGGATAACCGAAGACCTTACCAAACCCAGAGCCCCGGAAATTGCAAATCTCGGCGGCGGAATGTTTTCAATTGAAGGCCTTATGACTTCACCGGCTACTAATGCCACCGAAGAAGGAACCACCAGCAATGTGCAGATGGAAACGGCTCAGCCGGTCGAAGACGAAAATGATAATACGGTATCAGCAGGCGAAGGCGCTGATGAGCCTCCTGCGCAAACAACTGCCGTGAACATGAGCAAAATACTGGCTGAACGCTGCCCGGATCTTACCTCCGAAGTGCTGAAAAGCCAGGTTTCCGAGAGTGCTCATAGCGATGAAGAGGAAGTGGCTGAACAAGCAGCGCCAGCATGGCCGGAGTATTTCGAGCCTGGTCGATATGAAGGCGTGCCAAATGAGATCTACCACGCCGCTAACGGTATCAGCTCCACGATGGTTAAAGATGCACGGGTATCGCTGATGTATTTCGAGGCGCGCCACGTATCCAAAACCATCCAGAAGGTACGCTCCCCTGTTCTGGATATGGGAAATCTGGTGCATGCACTGGCGCTGCAGCCTGATCAGCTGGAAAAAGAATTCAGCATCGAGCCGGAAATCCCGGAAGGCGCCTTCACCACGACTGCGACGATCCGCGCGTTTATCGACGAATACAACAACGGGCTACCGCCGCTGTTGAGTGCTGACGACATCAAGGCGCTGCTGGAGGCGCACAACGCCAGCCTGATCACCCCCCTCAGCACCGATGAGATCAAAGCACTCATTGAAGAACACAACGCTAGTCTGCCAGCGCAGACCGCTCTGGGGAACGATATCAACGAAACAGGACAGAGCTACATGTCTCTGCCAGTTGATTTCCAGCGCATTGAAGAAGGCCAGAAACAGACCGCATCTGCAATGAAAGCCTGTATCAAGGAATTCAACGCCACCCTGCCGCCACAGCTCAAAACCAGTGGCAGCCGGGAAACGCTGATGGAAACTCTGGCAATCATTAATCCGGATCTGGTTGCTCAGGAAATGCAGAAGCCCTCACCAGTTAAAACCAGCGGAAGTCGTGATGCCATGCTGGAGCAACTGGCGATTATCAATCCTGACATGGTTGCTCAGGAAGCGCAGAAGGCGCAGCCGCTGAAAGTATCAGGTACTAAGGCGGATCTGATTCAGGCCGTGAAATCGGTTAAACCGGATGCCGTGTTTGCCGATGAGTTGCTGGATGCATGGCGCGAAAACCCTGAAGGAAAAGTGCTGGTTACCCGCCAGCAACTGGCTACGGCACTGGCCATTCAGAAAGCACTGTTGAATCACCCGACCGCTGGCAAGTTGTTGACGCACCCGAGCCGTGCCGTGGAGGTGAGCTATTTCGGCATTGATGAGGAAACCGGGCTGGAAGTTCGCGTGCGTCCTGACCTTGAGATAGACATGGGCGGCCTGCGCATCGGAGCGGACCTGAAAACCATCAGTATGTGGAACATCAAGCAGGAAGGCCTGCGCGCGAAGCTGCACAGGGAAATTATCGACCGCGACTACCACCTGAGCGCAGCAATGTACTGCGATGTCGCCGCACTCGATCAGTTCTACTGGATTTTCGTCAACAAAGACGAGAACTACCACTGGATCGCCATCATCGAGGCATCCGAAGAACTGCTGGAACTCGGCATGCTGGAATACCGCAAAGCTATGCGCGCCATTGCGAACGGTTTCGACACTGGCGACTGGCCGGCGCCGATTACCGAAGACTACGCCGACGAGCTCAACGATTTTGATGTGCGCCGCCTCGAAGCGCTGCGCGTACAGGCATAAGGGGGGAATAACAATGTCCAATTTAGTCGCAACTACTGAAAACCAGACCCAGAAGATCGACAACGTTTCTATCCTGACGAACGGTGAATTATTCAACCGCCTGCGCACGCTCTCGGAAGTAATGGCCAATAGTGGAAACTTCGTGCCTGAGCATTATCGTGGGAAACCAGATGCGTGCATGGCTGTTGTGATGCAGGCCGCACGCTGGGGAATGGATCCTTTTGCTGTAGCACAAAAGACTTTCATCGTTGGTAATTCAGGTGTGCTTGGTTATGAAGCGCAACTGGTTAACGCAGTGATAAATACCATGGCTCCGACAAAAGACCGTATTCACTTTGAATGGTTTGGGGCATGGGAAAACATCGTTGGACGCTTCGTGGAGAAGACAAGCAGCCAGAACAAAAAGTACATCGCACCGGGATGGAATTTGAAAGATGAAGCTGGCGTGGGCGTTCGCGCCTGGGCAACCCTCAAAGGAGAATCAGAACCTCGCGAGCTTGTGCTGATGCTTTCTCAGGCACAAGTCCGCAACTCTACACTGTGGGCGAGTGACCCCCGCCAGCAACTGGCCTATCTTGCCGTTAAACGTTGGGCGCGACTGTACTGCCCGGATGTGATCCTCGGGGTCTATACCGCCGATGAAATTGACGAACGCGAAGAAAGGGTTATCAACCCGGCGCAGACAGAAAAAGTCACGCTGAATGAGATAACACACTCCGTTGGCGATTCCACCAGCACGCAAGAGCCTGCATCTAACGTCGACTCTGTTGCTGACGAACTCCGAGACCGGATTGATACAGCTGACTCAGTGGATCAGGCAAAAGCCATTCGTGCAGACATCGAATCACAGAAAGCTCTGCTGGGTACTGCCTTGTATACCGAACTTAAGAATAAGGCGGTGAAGCGCTACTACCTTGTTGATGCGAAGAACAAAGTTGAGGCCGCCATAAATTCACTCCCTAACCCTGGGGATCCGGAAGCCGAAGCGTTATTCGCAAAGGCAGAAAGCACCCTGACCTCAGCACGCCGCCACCTCGGTGATGAACTGTATGACCAGTTCCGCATCACCCTGGACGACATGAAACCGGAATACGTGGGCTAAGGGAGGCGGGAGGGCTCGCCCTCCCGGTAACGATATGACGAAAATTACTGAACGCGGAATGATTTTTAACGCTGAGATGGTGCGGGCCATCCTTGACGGCCGGAAGACGCAGACCCGGCGACCTATCAAATGGAAACAGACTCGGTTCACTGAAATTGGTGAGCGTGAAGACGGTAGCAAATGGCCGTGGAGCGAAGATGCAGAGCATGCTTTCGATTTCTGGCATCCATGTCCGTTCGGTTCCGTCGGCGATCGTATCTGGGTGCGAGAGACGTTTCAGGGGCCGCTATTCGATTTCGACCTTATGGATAGCTATTGCAAAGACTCAACTCCTTTTGAGAAGTCAGAGTTTTGTGTTTACAAGGCTGACGGCGTGCCTGCGCCAGAGTTTTACGATGCAGATGATGAACTGCATAGCTGCTGGCGACCATCTATCCATATGCCGCGCTGGGCCAGCCGCATTCTGCTGGAAATCACCGACGTGCGGGTTGAACGGTTGAAGAGTATTAGTGATCGCGATGCGCTACGCGAAGGGTGCAGTGCCGCCGACATGAAGAGTGGCGACTGTGTAGCTGATGTATTCGCGCGCCTGTGGGCATCAATCTACGGTTCAGATAGTTGGAATGCCAACCCCTGGGTTTGGGTTATCGAGTTCAAGCGCGTTGAAGGCGGTGCAGCATGAGTCTTAAACATCAATTACCCGAGCTGGAAGCCAGCATCGACCCGGCAGCATTGCGCGCAGCCGCCGACGAATATTCGGATCTGCTTCTGACATTGTGCTTGTGCATGAAGATGGCCGGCCCCACCCGGGCGAACGTGCGTGCCTGCGCCACCGAGCTTAAAAAACGCCTGACAACCTGGCACAGCCAGAAAGAACTTAATGCAATCCTGTCCTGTTGGGATCCCGTTGGCTATGTTCTCGGCCTCCGCCGGGAAGCGAACGACAACGCGCGCGCAGCTGGCGATCCAGTTGATGTTTTTGTGTGAGGTGAATATGCGACTGATTAACCGAAGCAAACAATCACCGCTGGGCCGCCAGGCCTGTGATGCGGCACTGGCTAAGCATGTTGAACGTTACGGCGATTACGGACGCAACCAAATGAAAGAGACATATACGGTGCAGATTGAAGGAGTAAAGGTCTGGGTGGAGGTGGTGAACAGAAAATCGAGTTACGTGGCCACAGCAATGATCGGCATGCGCCGACTGCGTTCCTTACCAGGGCAGGTAGCCTGATAACGAATTATCAATCCACTGAGGCGGACATGCTTATAATCGGCATGTCGCCAGAGAGGTTTATATGGCGCAGATTATTTTTAATGAAGAGTGGATGGTTGAAAAGGCTCTGATGGCGCGAACTGGCCTTGGAGCCCGGCAGATTGAAAGTTACCGACAAGGAGCCTGGATAGAGGGAGTGCACTTTAAAAGAGTTTCCCCTTCTGGCGAAAAAACTTTGCGTGGAACTACCTGGTACAACTATCCGGAAATAAATAAATTTATCCAGGATTCGTGAAATGGCAACACTACCTACAGGCGTAGAGATTCGTGGTAACAGAATATGCGTCTGGTTTATGTATAAAGGTAAGCGCTGCCGTGAGGTGTTAAAGGGGTGGATTGTAAGCCCCTCAAATATAAAGAAAGCTGGAAATTTAAGAGCGGTAATTACCAGTGAAATAAGCATGGGGGAATTTGATTATGGTCGTCGATTCCCATCATCCAAAAAGGCGGTAGCGATTAACACCACGTTACAGGTGAGCACATTTCATGAACTGTGTGAACTATGGCTTAAAATTAAAGAAACTGAAATCAGCGCCAATACTCTAAAGAAAACAAAATCCCAGATTGATACAATAATAAAAATCATGAACGGAAACACTATGCTCACTGCTATTGGATATAGTGACGTTCTTAATTGTAGAAACGAATTGCTAACAGGAGAAACCTTCTATTCAAAAAACAAGCGTAAAAATAAAAAAGGCAGAACAGTTTCGACTGTCAACAATTATGTTTCTTTACTGTGCTCAATTCTGAATTTTGCGTACATGTCGGGTTTTATCCAACATAAACCATTTGAGAGCGTAAAAAGCCTGCGTAAAACAAGGGTTAAGCCTGACCCACTTACAAGAGAGGAATTTGCAGCCCTCATGGCAAGTGAACGAGGCCAAAGCCAGAACATGTGGAAATTCGCCGTCTATTCTGGTGTGCGGCATGGTGAGCTGGCGGCTCTGGCATGGGAAGATGTCGATCTGGATAAGGGCGTGATACACGTTTGCCGGAATCTGACAGCAAACGGCATGTTCGGCCCACCAAAAACAGCGGCAGGAAACCGGACGATACAATTGCTCGGCCCTGCCCTGGACGCGCTGAAAGCGCAGCATGAACTGACAGCTGGACATCCGGTATCCACTATCACGTTTCACCACAGGGAATACGGCTCAAGCGAGGAACAGAATTTGCGATTTGTTTTCATGCCGCGGAGACGAAAAGGCGAGCAAAAACCCTGCTACTCGCACAGCAGCATAGGCAGCAGATGGGAAGCTGCAGTAAAACGCGCTGGCATTCGCCGCAGGAATCCGTACCATACGCGGCATACTTTTGCCTGCTGGCTCCTGACGGCTGGCGCAAACCCGTCTTTTATAGCCAATCAGATGGGGCATGAAAACGCGCAAATGGTGTACGACGTTTATAGTACATGGATAGAAGAGATGAACGGCGACCAGGTTTCTATGTTGAATTCCCGGCTTGGGCTTTAA